CCCCCACCCCGATGAGGTCGCTTCCCTTGTTCTGGAGACCTGTTAGAAAATAAGGAGGAATCAAAATGGCTAAACACTGGAAAGACAAAGACTATGCTGAGAAAGAAGAAGTAGAACACATTAGACGCTACATCAGGAAGTCAAAGGAAGACCCAGAGGCGGCAGTCAAAGAGCTGAACGCTATGAAGTATGACAAGGCTAGAATCAAGAAGTATGAACTCATCAAGGATTTACTCAAGGATGTAGACATCATCTGTGGAGCCAGACTCAAGAATGGTCGTATCTGTAGCAAGCCACCTGTGGAGGGTAGAACTAGGTGTGATGCACACGGAGGGTTATCCCCAAGACCTATGTCAGAGGATGCCAAGCAGAGACAGCTTGCTAACCTGCACCCTAAAGCACACTTTGTGTATGGACTATATGGGGGGTTCACTATGAGCGAGCCAGAGGACACCTTCTATGTACAGATGATGAACCACTATATCCCTGAGCTAGACTTAGACCCTATCAATGTGCTGGCTCTAGACAGGGCACTCAGGAACTTCATACTTAACCAACGTAAGGAACATGCTGATGCTGGTGAGGTTATCAATGGTATCCAGTTTGATATAGACTATGACAGTAAGTTCCTCAAGTTCGTGCAGTCTCTTGGTATGGATCGCAAGTTCAACATCTCTAAGGAGCACAAGGACAACGGAGGTAGCTTAAGCATTACTGATTTGTTCAACTCAAAGGATTAACTTCCGAGAACATTCATTATGTAAACTGAGGGGGAATGATGAAGGAACCTGCTCCAAAATTACAAGGGCAGGGGGGAGGCATGGAGGGCGGTGGGTGTGGTTTACAGAATAGTATATTCACTTATTGGATTTTTCCCTCCGAGGTACACCACAATGAGGTACACCCTCCGAGTCTAAACATCTGAGCAACCACCCTCCCATTTTTTTTTACGAACAAGTTTTACTATAAGGGGAATTTTCAGGGGTTCCCCTCTCAAGTTTAACACAGTAGGTCAACTAAGTCAACAAAATAAAAGAGCCGCCTCGTGGGCAAGCTCATTTAGTGGTATGACCTTAGTCTAACCCATTACACACCTCATGTCAACAATTATTTTTGTCTAATGAGATGGCAACCGAGCAAGCCGTCATTAAAAACAATATGATTAAGCTCATCACTTACAATAATGGGCACAACCTGCTTGTTTGCCTCTGGATGTTCTGGGTTATTTTGAGCGAATATTTCTAAGATGCCCTTGAGAATCTTGTCCGTAACATGAGCTGGATGACCCTCTTGGTACTTCTGGAGTTCATCCACCGAGATGTACCATAGATTATTCATAACGTTCACCCTCCTTGTACAAGCCGAGGGAAGACATACCCTTGAGGTAGCTTTTCTCGACCCAATTAGTTTTGCCACACTTGGTACAAGCTACATAGAATCTCTTGCGGTTATCGAACTCGCAATCATACTCCTCCTTATAGTCGCAAACAACCAAGTTATGCTGACAAGGTGGCTTTCTCAAGGGGTGCTGGCGGCACCATATGATAGTGTACCTAATACCAGCGAATATCAGGAGAAAACAAAGAACGAGAACAAGCAAGGATATACCTCCCAAGATGAGAGCCTCGTAAAATCGTCCAGCACCCATTAGAGTTTAACCTCCGTGCCAGCCTCAAACCAAAACACTGTCCATGATTCATCTCCATGGCGGTGGCTCGTAACGTCGATAGCATCTGAGAGGTCAACCCAAATGGCTTCATCATCTGGAAGTAGTTTCTTGTTAGATGCTCCTAGCTCTAAATCGTTTTCGCTTATCCCAACGATGTTTCTTTCCCTGACAGCGTCACCGTCAAATTTACCGTTTCTGATTGCTTGAAGGTGTTCACTTAGAATGTACAGCTTTGTAAGTTCTTTCATTTCAATCACTCCTTGTGTAGTTTTACATCCGAGTCACAAATAGGGCAAGCGTCTATTTCTTCGACAAACCCATCATAGTCAAGGACTTTTTGTTTAACTGGCTCAGTGAAAACATGGTTTTTGTGGCAAGTATAAACCCTCTGAGGTTTCTCCTCAGTCTCAATGCTGGCTATATGAACAATAATGAGTAAGACTAATAGGGTTGCGCCAATGATCATCTTATTGTCTCCCTGTTGCGCTTGTCGGGGTCTGTGATGAGTTTTAGCTCAGTAAATCGAGCATCTTTGTTTACATATTGGCTATATGGCAAGTTTTTGTACTCTGAGAAGTCACGCTCATGAACCATAACGGAGTAAACCTCCGAGCAATGCTCTAAGAGCAATTCTTTTGGGTGACCGTAACAGCCTTCACGATTGAGTAGGCACTTTACGTTTTCGTATTTCATGAAGAGTTGCTTGTACATAGTAAACCTCCTAGTTTTAATCTGAAAACAACATTAAAAGGAATGATCCACACAAAACTATGCAAAATAATAGACCAACGATCGCCAATGAGTATCATCCTTTCGAGAAGCACCCTCAGAGTAATTCTAAGGGGTCATACAGACGTTTTAGGGGTGCTCCTAGTAGTTTTATATTCAAATAGGTTAAAAGCTCTTAGAAAGCCTTAGATGAACTTCTTTGGTAGCTTGGTGATACGCTTGTAACCCTTAATGATTGCGTCCTCACCTTTTTCAAAGTCTTTGTGCTCTTCCTTGCGGCTTGTAACGAGTCCGCTAAAGTGCTTGTAATAGAATTGCACCTTATGAGTGTCACCCTTGCGCTTATTCTTGTGGACAAAGAATGATTTACCGTCATAGCCAACATCATCAAGTTCTTCCTGAGTAGTGTAACCGACAAACTCTTTGAATTCATCTACAGCCATCGCATTTATCCTCCTTAGTGAAGTGGGAAAGCATAATAGTCTCATTGTTGTGGAAGTCATCAAGCTCAATCGCTAAATTTGTGATAGGTGGCAAGAGAATGTCTGACTCTGTAAAGGAAACTTTCTCGGTGTATTCTTCCCATGCTTCTTTTTTAACTCGAATGAACCCGTCTTCTCTAAACTCCCTGAGATCGCTTGGTGGAGTGTAGCCAATCAATTTTTGCATAAGTGTACCTCCAAGGTTTATTTTGTTGCTTAACTCTATATTACTCAGGTCATACCAATATGTCAACAGTTTTTATAAAAAATGTTTAAGGAGTTGTTAAAATGCGTGAAATGTCAGCAGAAGAAATAAAGAAAATGAGGAACGTCCTTAGTGATCCAGTCGGTTTCACCGAGAAGACGGGAACCGTAAAGGGTAAACCCTTCAAGTTCGACCACCGAGAGCACTTATACGACGTATACCGAGACAAGCACCCTCGTATAGTCATCGTTGCGGGGCGGCAGGTAGAGAAATCCGAGACAGTCGGGCGGCTCATGCTCTTTCACGGCTACACAAGAGCACACACAACGGTAACCTACACGGCACCTCGTAATGAGCAAACAACTAGGTTCGTAAACGACCGTTTTAGAAAGTCCATCAAGACCTCAAATGGAGCCGTCCTTGAGAATGACGTAGACAAGAGCCGTGATGCAAAGACAGCTATTGGGCTGAGAAACAGTACGGTGTACTATTTTGGCTCCTCATGGGCTGACGGTGACGCACTCCGAGGTATCTCTGGTGACATGGTATTCTTTGACGAGGTGCAGGACATCGGGCAGACAGCCATTGAGTCAATCGAAAAGAGTATTTCTCACTCGGAAATAACAGATTCACAAACTGAGATCAATGGGAGATGCTTCTACACGGGAACGCCAAAACAAAAAGGCTCCTACTATGATAAAGTCTTGTGGGGTAACTCTGATCAGAAGAAATGGTCAGTGTGCTGTGAGCAATGCGGTCATGATCAGTTCCTCTCTATGAAAAACATCATGGTTCAAAACGAGGGAGAAGAAAACGAGCGTCGCTACTTTGGTTGTCTTGAGTGTAAAGAAGAGTTGAACCGTGAGAATGGTCAATGGATCAAGACACGTCCAAACAATAAACGTTACAGCGGTTACCTCTTTAATCAGTTAAACATGTCATGGATCAGTGCTAACCAAATTTGGCACGATTTTAACAACATGGATGACATGACCTTCCACAACGAGGTGCTTGGGGAGTTCTACTCTGGAGATGAGCAACCTCTGTCCTATGAGGATGTACTGGCATGTACAGATAAAAAGCTATCTCTCCAGTCTAAGTGCGACATACCAACCGTAATGGGTATTGACTATGGTTCTGGAGGTCAATCTAAGACGATCATCACAATTGGTCACGAAACAATGCACAAAGGTAAGAAGAAACTGCTGATCGTCCACCTTGAGAGTGTACCTAACATGGACACTGATGCTCGTATAGCTTATATCAATTCGTTAAAACACAAGTACAACGTTCAGAAGATCAATGGTGATATTGGGTACGGTCAATACGAGGGAGAGACCTTCTATGCTATGTACGGAAGAGAGGCTATCTCAACAAGATATGTAACGTACCAGACAAACCCTAAAAAGCGTGAAATCAAAGACAAGTTTGTCTTGCAAGTGGATAGAACATTCTCAATGGACTCACTTATCATGGCTTTCAAACGTGGGGAGATCGTCATCCCTTACAGCGAACCTGATAAGGTCGAAGCCTTCTTTGATCATTACACAGCTATCGAGGCGGTCTTCTCAGAATCCACTCAAGGAACTGGACGTAAACGATACGACCACAGAACACCTGACGATGCATTCCACAGCTTGAACTATGTTCGTGAGGGAATCTTCGAGATCAACAACAAATTTGAGTGGGGTGGAGCCGAGAGGGATAACTGGGATGATCGAAACCTGTACAAAGATGACTTTGATTTACCGTCCGAAAACGAGTGGTAATGTTTACTTTTCAGGACAATATAATGAGTTCAAATAAAGCTGGATTCCCCCTCCGAGGGGAGCAGAAGGCAGGAGGAAAAACACATGGGATTATTTGATAGGTTCAAAAAGAACAAAGAGGTAAACAAAGTAGAAAAGTATGCAGAAGAATTGACTGAGCTGGCAAACTCAATGTTTAAAGAGATCGCCCTTATGAAAGACACAACAGGGGAACTTCCAGATCAAGAAGATTTTAACCCTACAGACTTCTCTCTTGAAGTATACGAAAAGATGCTTACAGACGGTCAAGTTAAATCTGCTTTGGATATGATCAAGCTGTCAGCAACCGCCAAAGGGTTCACTGTGACAGGTGATGACGAGGAAACCAAAAAGTATGCGGACTTTATCAATGACAACTTTGAACAGATCAGAGGAAACATGGAAGACGTGCTAAAAGAGATCATGACAGCCCTTGAGTATGGCTACAGTTGTACCGAGAAGGTATTTGAGTACAAAGATGGCAAGATCATGCTTAAGAAGCTCAAGACGCTTGACCCTCATAGCGTAGCTGGCAAGACAGATCGCTTTGGCGACCTCATTCATGTCAAACAGCGCATTGGCTCAAAAACGATCAAGATACCTGCTGACAAGGTATTGTGGTATTCTCACCAGAAACGCTTTGGGAACATCTACGGTCAATCAAGGCTCAGAACGGTATACAAGCATTGGTACATTAAGGATAAGATGTACAGATTCGCCAACATTGCTTACGAACGCTATGGTACACCCCTATTAGTCGGAAACGTAGCGGATAAAAATGACGTACCAGCAATGAGAGAGCTTCTAAGGAACATCAATGGTATGACTGGGTTGGCTATCTCTGGAGACTCTGGAGTGGATGCCATTCAAACGACAAACGCTGACTTTATCGGGTACATTGAGCACCACGACCGCAAGATCATGGAGGCTTTACTTGTGCCACCTACCCTTCTAGGGTTATCCCGTGGTCAGTCTGGATCATACGCTCTATCTTCTAACCAATTTGACATCTTCATGATCCACCTTGAGAGCATTCAGCGTGACATCAAGTCTCTTATTGAGGAAGAAATCATCAGACCTCTGATCGACCTTAACTTCCCGAACGTAAAACGTTACCCAGCGTTTACCTTTAAACCTTTAGCCGACAGAGATATTGACAAGCTGTCTAGCGTATTTGAGAAACTGATCAATGCATCCGTTATTGCTCCAGAAGAAGAATGGCTCCGTGAGGAACTTGGTTTCCCTGTAATGTCCGAAGACGTTCGTAAGGCTATCGAGGAGCGCAAGCAAAAGGCACTTGAAGCATTTACCCCTAAAGGTGATTCAGACAGCTCAGACGACGAAGGAAATGACTCTGAGGGGAAATCAGAAGAAGAGGGAAAGTAACAACCTCTGAGGTTTTGACTCCTAAAGTCATTACCTTTGGAGAAAGACGCAAGATGGCTGACGCTAAGAAGTCCATAAACGATATGGAGGCTCTGGAGTCAGCCTTTCTTAGTAAATCTCAGAGGTTAAACAAAAAGCGTCAAGAGCAGATGATCAAACGAGTCGAACAAGTCCAAGAGCAATTAGAGTATGCTTTCGAGAATGGCAACATAGACCAAATAAACTCCATCATCAATGGCTTAAAGATTCCGTCCTCAAAAGAGTGGCATAAGCTGATCAAAAACCTTGTGCTAAAGTCTATAGAGGGTGGAGCCATACGAGCGCAACTTGAATACGAGAAGCTAGCTCAAAGAACTAATCTAAACGAATCAATTGACGTGGAGTTTTCACTTGACTGGACGTTAACCCTCGGAGGTAGAGCATTAGAGTATGTCCTACAATATGCTTATGAAGTTGGTGTGATCACCGAGGAAACTGTACGGGAGCAAATCAGGAAGACGGTCATTAGCGGACTTGAAAGAGGCGACAGAGGTAGGGACTTAATGGCAAACATCATTGAGACTGTCGGCTTCTGGATGGGTCAAAAACACGCTGAGACAATCGCAAGGACTGAGACCACTAAGTTTTACAATGCTGGAAAGCTGGCTAGATGGCTTGACCCTGAGCTAGACGGATTCGTGGTAGCTCTCCAATACGATGCAATCACCGACAGTAGAACGACTGACCTTTGCAATGAGCTTAATGGTAAAATCATCAACGTTCATAACCAGAGTGTTATACAACAGTATACCCCACCAAACCACTTCAATTGTCGCTCTCAGTGGCTACCTGTTTCAAAGTATGAGGACTACCAAGAAGATTGGATCGTGGCAGAGACACCACCAGAAGGGTTCAGCCACAACGTCAATTTACCTAGCTTGCTTTCATCCTCAGAGGGGATCATCAAGAAAAATTAAAAGGGCTTACCTCAATGGTAGCCCTCTTTTTTTTTATTATCGTTTAATTTTAAAGTTATCGCCATATAGCTTTTTCTCTGCAAGAACATCCCCATATTCATTTACGAACTTTGTGAGTACGCTGTCTCTTGGCTTGATCACATTAGCACCAGCCATCGACATTTTCACTCTTTGGTGAACACCAGCAAGGAAGCTCTCCTTTTCTGACTTGTCAGCCACAGCCCAAACAGATTCCTTTACGGTTACATAAACAAACCCGCTGTCTTTTAGATCAATGCTTGATACAACACCCTCAGAGTCATTTACTATTCTAGAAAAACTATCGTTCATGATATCCAGCTCCTCTTGAGTAGGTTCACTCTTAGCGGCTGGCTCTGCTTTTTCTTTTTTGGTTTCAACCTGCTTTGGTTCCTCTGTTGTTTTGGCTGTCTCGTTATTTACTCCGAACAGTTTAGATATTGCACCCAAAAACAGACATACTGCAAATACAATCAAGATAACTTTTAGTTTACTCATTTTCTCGCCCCTCTTCGATTTTTAGCATACCTGAGTAATACTGGTACACCTACTTTGATACCCTTTATGGCTAACTTCTTTGTAGTTTCTGACTTGATTATACTCTTTAGTAAACTCATTTGTCAACACCTCTTAGTAATATTTTTTTTAAATATATGAGGTAGCCAATAAGTTTATACTTAAGAGTTAACCCTTATAGGTTTATCTATTACACACCTAATTTATCTTTAAGGTTTTCTAATGGTTTAACCTTTAAGTAATCCTTTTAGTTAACCCTTAAAGAATATAACATAAAAAATTTTTGAGTACAAGTACCATATGATCAAACCAAAAACGTTTACTTTGCGTGACAATAAGTGTAGAGGGGAGGCAAAACGCTAACCCCAATAAAACGAACAAACAACACAAACATCCTTCGTTCTGTCCTGTTTTGGGAGGTGTGCCCCATTGCAGGACGCCCCTTTCGGGTTATGACTTCCCGATCCCCAAAAAGTTGAGGCTTCAAAGAATTTTAGAGGTGGTGAAACACTTGAAAGAATTTGAGATCGGTAGATTCTCCGAGGGCGAACCTTTGGAGGGTAATGAGTACATAAAAGAAGGCATCTTGATAGAGCAAGGAACACATAGAGGTATCACATTTGATGTGGAAGACCTAGAAAATCTTGCTAGTTCATTCGATCCTGAAAACCCTGTACCTTTACAGTTGGATCATTCCGAGTCGGCAAAAGACACAGCGGGCTACCTTCAAGACGTTTACGTTAAAGATGGCAAGCTATTGGGTAAATTCAAAATCATTGATGACACTGTAAAAGAGCGTGTCACTAAAGGCTTGATGAAAAAATTGTCTCTCGGTTTTTATTCAAAAAAGGACAGCCAAGGAAATGTGAAGCCCTCTAGAATTAGAGAAGTTTCAATCGTTGCTTTCCCTCAAGTCCAAGGGGCTACCTTGTTCAAAGAGGAGAAAGTAGAAAAGGAGGAGACAAAACAAATGAGTCAAGAAAACAAAGAGTTATCACCAGAAGTTCTTGTACAATTTGAAGAAATGCAAAGAAAGCTAGAAGAGCAAAACGAAAAGATTCAGAAGTTAGCAGAAGCAAAACTTGACAGTCAAATCGTTAAGTTCACAGAGAGCAAGCATATCGTTCCTGCTCAAGCTGAACCACTTAAAGAATTGCTGTCTAGCATGAGTGACGAGCAAATCGAAAAGTTCAACGAGTTTATGAAGCACTCAGCGGTTGTAAACTTCGAGGAGCAAGGAGAGTTTGAAGACACTGATTCTAAATTAGATGAGGAAGCAAGCAAGCTATCTCCAGAAGATGAAGAAGCACTCAAGTTTTATGAGCAACACGTTGAGCAATTCGGAAAAGGTCATAGAGCCTAACAGGAGGGTTAATAAATGGCACAAAACAAAGTAGAAGTACATATCCCGCATACAGCGTTTTTTACGTTCAAGGTAGCGGCTGGACAAGTCCTTAAGATTGGCGATTGGGTTGAGCTAACGGGTGACCGTGAAGTATCAGCGGCATCATCTGGCTCTAAGAAAGTCGTTGGTATGGTTTATTCTGGTTCAGTTGGCATTGATGGAACTAATGACGGCTACAAAGGCAATGATGGCAATGTCGTAACTGTAGTTGTTAACAAACCGTTAATTTACGCAACTGTCACAGATTCTGCTCCTGTTACTGCTGGCGACTCTTTAAAAGTAACGTCCGCTAAACGAGTGGCGACTCTCGAAGAGACTGACACACTTGATCAAAAAGTTGGTATGGCAGTTACAAGCGGTGGAACAGGACAAAAAATTGTTATCCTTTTAGGGTAATTGGGAGGTATATGATAAATGGCTGATTTCGTACTAGGTCAACATCCAATGTTGCGTAAAGTATTTTTAGATAGACGAATTAAAGATTTTGCTGAGGGTCAATTTATTGCAGACCAACTATTCACAGGTATTTCAGTTGATGCTCTGGCAATCAAGTTTGCACAGTTCGATCCTGAGTCTAATGATGACCAAACAATGAAACTGGATGAAGTTCCAGAAGTCGGAGAAGGTTCTAACTATGACCGTATCGGACTAAGCGAAGAAGAGAAAACGGCTTTAATTAAAAAGTACGGTCTTGAGTTCGCTGTCACAGAAGAAATGCAAAAGTATGGTCAAACAGGTCAAATCGAGCGTGGTCTTCGCCGCCTTGCTACTAACATCCGTGGCATGGTTGACGAGATGGCGTACCAAGTTGCAACTAACAAGTACACTATCGGTGGTGGCATTCAAGGTCTTACTAAAGGTGATGCATTTTGGAATGACCCAACCGACGGAGCAGAAAACATGATTGCTGACCTTGTTGATGCAAAAATGGCTCTTAAGAAGTATGGCTATGAAGCTAATACTGTTGTCATCAACCCAGAGCAAGAGGCGCAATTCTTGAAGAACAAGAACATCCGTGATGCATTCCGTCAGAACAACACTGACCTAGTGTTATTGCGTGGATATCTTGGAGACTTCATGGGTCTTAGCTTCATCGTTGATTCTCACTTCCAAGCAGATCATGCTTTGATTCTTGAAAAGAAAGTAATTGGTGATATCGCTGATGCTGAACCACTTCGTACAAAAACGTACAATGAGGACAGCAACGACCGTACTATCGTTCGTGCTACACGATTCACTAACGCTTACTTAACAGACCCGAAAGCTGTATACTTGCTTAAAAACTTAAACGCTCCAGCAGGAAACTAATTGAAAGGGGAGGCACTTGATATGTCGAGGGTCTTCCCTTTTTCTGGACAAAAGGAGGAAACACATGAAATACAAAACTCTTGAAGAAAATGTCGGAAAGGTTGGCGTTCAGGCTGGTTCAATTATTGAGATCGAAGCCAAAGAAGTTGCCGACAAACTTATCAAACTAAAAGTTATTGAGCCTGTCAAGGAAGCTCCAAAGAAAGAGGAGAAGAAAGAAGCTCCTAAAAAGGGCGGCAAGAAGAAAGAGGACAAGTAAGGAGGGGTAACCATGTATGCAATTCCCGATGATTTAAGGCTTGTGATGAATAACCTCTCAAAGCAAGTAACGGATGAACTGCTAGCGAAGTACATTCAAGAGGCTTCAAACTACATAGATGCACGGCTTGGGGTTGCATACAAAACACCCTTTGTCAAAGTGCCACCAATCATACATGATATTACTGTAGACCTAGCTCGGTTTTTCTTTGCAGAGGATCACTATACCTCACAAAAACCAAACCTAGATGAATATCATATTAAATTAAAAGAGCGCATTGAAAAGCTACTTGATGATATCATAAGCGGTGTTTTGGTTCTAGACCCTGATACAAAGTTACCTGCTGGATTTGCCACCACAACCGACGGTGAACAAATATTCACTCTTGATCAACCTGAGTGGTGATGTAAATGGCACAAGTAACGGTTAACTTTAACGGGTTAGACGCAAGATTGAGGCAGATAGCTAAAGATTGTCAAGATTTTAGGTTACCTTTGAGGCAATCCGCTGTATACCTTGAGGGTTCGATATCCAGACGTTTTTCACAGGGAGGAGGCTCAAAAGGAAAATGGAAGAGATTATCTCCAGCCACAATCAAGAGGCACCCTCAACGATCTGGAGGAACACCATTGAGCGATACTGGTCGTCTTAGATCGTCTGTAACTTCTGGAGCTGTCAAACAGTACACACCTAAAAGGTTGACGTACTCGATTGGCTCAAACGTGAGGTATGCTAGTGTACATAACTTTGGTAGTGGTCGAATTCCACGACGAGAATTTATGTATACAGACAGCAAAGACGAAAGAGAGATCAATAGAATATTCGCCGACTACATAAGGAGGATCGCACAATGAGTTCTTTATCAATTTATACAGAAATTAAAAATGCCTTAAAGGATCAAGTCAGCCAACACCTAGAAGGTACAGACTTCAATAACATTGACGTATTTGGTGAGGCTTATCAGGATTTAACTCATTTCCCTGCTGTGACATTGGAGATCAAACGACGGAGAAAACCCATCCGTGGGCTTGGAGTCCGAGAACTTCAAATGGACATAGACTTGTGGGTGTATACAAACATTCTAAGAAGCGATGAAGCTGAGGAGGAGTGTTTGACTCTTGCGGAGATTGTTGAGCAAGCTATTGAGTCAGATAAATCTCTTGGCGGTGTCGTTGACAGAATTGACATAAATAATGATTTAAACTTTGGAACTGTCGAATATGGAGAGAACAACTTCTTACAAGGTGCTCAAATCCAGTTCACAGCGTTTAAGCGTGTTCCATAGGAGGAGACATCATGACAGAATTAATCTATAAGGGTAAAGAAGAGAAGGAGCTTGTTCTGCCCCCACTTGGTCGGATCAAGTACGGCTCGAAAGTTACCGTATACGGAAAAGAACACATTAAATACTTGAAAAATCTTGGTTTTGAGGAAGTTGTCAAGCCCAAGAAGAAAAAGGGGGATAAATCATAATGGCTAGTCAATCACATGGTTTTGATAATACTATCGTATTTGGTAAGGAAACAGAGTTTGGCGTACCAGCTCCGAATAGTTCATATGGCTCCCTTGGTGTTATTGAAGAGTTTTCACCAGAGGAAAACAGAAACATCGTATCTCGTAACAGCCTTGGTTTAAGAGCACCTTTTATGTTGCGACAAGGTACAAACGAGACAGATGCTTCCGTCACACTGGCTGTACAAAACGGTAAGCCTTTTGCGTTCGCACTTGGTCATGTCGATTCTGTGGAGAACCCAGATGTAGAAGGTGGTTATATTCACACGATCAGACCAACAAGAGCAGGAGAACAATTGCCGAGTTTCACAGCTCAAAATCATAACGCATTACTAAACTGGACTCGTAACTATGTTGGCGGTAAATTTGACTCGTTCACGTTAACGGCTTCATCTGATGACGCTGTGACTTTCGAGGGTGACATCCTGTTCGCAACAGTTGAGGACAGTGAGACAGCTCCCGTTCCAGTTGTACTTGATACAGAAAACTATTTCATGTTTTATGAAGGATTCGCTGAGTTAAATAACCAGCCTTTTGCTGATGTAACTAACTTCGAGCTTGAGATCGCAAACAACCTCGAAAGACGATACACTCTGAATGGAAAAAACCGTGCGGATCGTGTTCAAGAAGGAAACCTTGAGATCACAGCTTCATTGACTGTAGATTTAACAAACACTGATGTGTACAATCAGTTCGCAAATGGTGAGGACTTAAACATGAAGTTGACCCTTCAAGATCAATACGATGAAAATCATAAAATCGTAGTTGAGCTACTTGGTGGTAAGTATGACTCCAATGCTATCAGCTTGACAGCTACAGAGTTACAAGAGCAAGAGCTTGAGGCAGTCTTCACAGATATTCAAATTACAGCTCACGACACACGTCCAAATCTTATCTAATATGAAACGGAAGGATGATTTATAATGGATTACTTAATGAAAAGAAGCTCAAAAGAGATTGAAGTAATGGGGAGAAAAATCCAAGTGAGAAACCTTTCCCATGGTGAAAAAGGAAACTCAATGTCAGTCGCTATGAAGATCGACCCAATCAGTAAGACATCCTCAATTGATGCAATGCTATTGGTGACAGCTCAAACAGCCGCCTCTATCGTGGATTGGGATTTAGTAGGGGAAGACGGAAAGAAACTCCCTATTAGCGTTGAAACACTAAACAACGTTTTGGCTCCTGAGTTTGTAGAGGAACTCATTGAGAAAGTCCAAGCAAACACTCAAACGGGGATCACTGAGAGCGAAAAAAAAGACTAGAACTTGCCACCAAGCGAAGTTATGAGGGGAGAGATGTCAAAGATATGCCGAGGGCACTTACAAAATATGAACTCTGTAAAACATTTGGCTGGCTCCCTGATGAGCTTGACAGGCAAGATAATAAGGTTATCGAGGAGTTTCTTGTCATTCACAACACAATTGCGGAAATGGACAAGAAGCAATCAAAGAAGGAAAGAAGAAAAGAGGCATCAAAAAAATACAATGGCGCATTGCCTAGATAGGAGGTAAACAATGGCTAGTAACAGCTTGATAAGCATCGTGGTAAGTGCCACAGATATGGCTTCTGCTCAGATTGGAAGAGTTGGTTCAGCCCTCGAAGGTATGGCAAGCAAAGCAGAGAGAGCCAGTGCAATTATCACGGGTGTTCTTGCTACGACAGCCGCCGCCTTTGCTGGTGTTGCCGCCGCTGGGTTTAAAACTAACGCTGAGTTAGAAAGTTCTTTCGCTCGATGGAAAACACTCACAGGCTCCGTAAAAGGAGCTAACCAACAATTAAAATGGACTCAAGACTATGCCAAGGCATCCCCGTTTGATTTCAAAGGAGTAGACGAGACAGCAACATCTTTAAAGGGTATGGGTCTTGAGATTAAAGATATACGGAAGTATGTACCTATCTTGGGTGATGTAGCCGCCGTCCTTGGTGGTGGAACAGAGACAGTAAAAGGACTTGGTATCGCTATTGGTCAGATGAACGCAAAAGGTAAAGTCTCAGCAGAAGAAATGATGCAGTTAGCTGAACGAGGCGTACCAGCTTGGCAATTTTTAGCTGACTCAATGGGTTTATCAGTAGCAGAAGTTCAAAAGCTAGGTTCAGAAGGAAAGCTCCTTGCTAAAGATGCAATACCTGCAATCATGGCAGGAATGGAGAAAACCTTCGGAGGCGGTACTCAAGAGTATATGAAAACCACCAAGGGTCAATTTGAGAATTTAACCGAGTCAGCCCAACAGTTTGCGGGTCAGTTAACTCAACCAGCTTACACTTGGCTAGGTACGACAGTCCTCCCAGCTTTAAACGCCGCATTGGATGATCTACAGAGTAAATTCAGTGGAGGCTTACTTTCAGGGTTCCAGCAATTATTCAGCTCATCTTGGGCGGCTCCTATGATTTTACTGGCTGGGGTCATCACTGGCGCTTTGATTGGTGGAATCATGTTGATTGCTCCTGCTATTGCTGGTGCTGTAGTGGCATTCGCTCCATTCCTTGCGATTGGTGTCGCCATTGCCGCCTTAGCCGCCTTAGTTATTGCAAACTGGAGCCAGTTACAACCTGTATTCTCAGCAATATGGGCGGTAATTCAACCCGTATTTGCGGGTCTTATGACAGGTTTACAACAAGCTGGAGCACTCTTGATATCTTGGCTAATGCCAGCATTCGAGCAATTCAAACAAGCGTTTATCACCCTACAGCCGCTAATCACAGCAGTGGGAATCATTCTAGGTGTCTTGTTAGCAACAGCAGTAGCCGTGTTTGCTGGTATAGTTGCCGCAATTGGCCCTATTATTACAGCAATTGGAAATATACTCAATGTGGTGGCAAATGTAGTTATGGGTATTATTGCTCTCTTCACTGGAGATTTTTCTGGAGCGATGCAGTATTTTGGTGCCGCATGGGATAGTCTTGTTCAGGCTATCATGAACGTCTTCAAGGGGTTAGTAAACTTCTTTGCTGGTACATGGAATGCAATCTCTGCTATATTCTCTAATTTTGGGGTTAGTATCGGTTCAATAGTTTCAAACCTTGTTAGTAAGGTTGTGAGTTTCTTCAAGAATCTTGGTAGCAATGCGAAGTCAATATGGAACAACCTTAAATCAAGTGTAATCTCTATTGTAACGGGTCTTGCATCCTCAGCGGTTAGCAAGTTCAGCAGTATGGGAAGCAAGGTTGTTTCGACAGTTAGCAAATTTATTTCAAACATTATAAAGTTCTTTACTCAATTACCATCAAAAGTAGTGGGTGCACTTGCTAACCTCGGAAGTAGACTTATGAGTACATTCACCTCGGCGATGGGTAAGGGTAAGAGTGCAGTAACTAAAGGGATAAGCAACATCATTAGTGCTGTGAAAGGATGGATCGGAAAGTTCACAAGCTCAGGTAAGGGGTTATTAGATGCATTCACAAAGGGAATTAAATCTGGTATTACTGGAGCCATTGGGGCAGTCAAAAAGGGTATGGCTTCGATCCGTAAATTCCTCCCGTTCTCTCCTGCCAAAGAGGGTGCTTTGAGTGACCTTGATAAATCTGGTGAGTCATTCTTCCCAACATGGTACGAGGCGGCACTCAAGAAAGTAAACCCTATGACTAAAGCAGTCGGGGGAGCAATGAGTAAAGTCAATGATGCTTTAAACTCTGAGCAAAGCGGTATGAGCTTAAGTGCATTCTCTGGAGGTCGCACAACCATCACAGTTGTACACCGACATGAGCATGAAGGAAGCATCCAAGTAAATGGAGACACAGGAAGAGAAACACTTGAGCTTGCAGGACGTGAAGTCTTAACGAGAACTGAGAACGATATCTTTTCAGGTTTACGATCAACAGTACGAAAACTATAAGGGAGGCTTTATAAGATGGCAGTAAGAAAATTTCCTATCGCATGGATTGGCGTTTATAGAGCCGACCGTAATAGTTATGTTGGCGGGGATAATATCAGGGTTGGTGGTTCAGCAGACTACCAATCCTATATTGGAATCCCCTCAGCAGTAAGAACCGCAATCACCACATCAAGAACATCTCCTAAGTTACGCTTTGTAATGAACGTCACTAGCGGTGCCGAGTTTGACTTTGGCGCTCACAAAGAGACATCAAACAAAGCTGGCGGCACTATGCCATATTACAACTATATAGGGTTGCATCCTATTTACGGCACTGGCTGGAGAACAACAGACCTCACAAGTGCATTTATGCCAGCTTATCGATCAGGTTCACGACAAGGTATTGTCATTTACGGAGCAAAAAACAACTCAGGTCAAGCATATGGTAAAACAGGAAACTCCAATGAGGCATACTTCGAGGTAGAAGGAACGTGGAATACTCCACCGACTGCACCAAAGATCACAGCCCCGACAAGTACAACTGTGGCGACTAACTCCTTGCAGGTTAAGTGGAATGCTTCTAGCGATCCAGAGAAGCCATCAAATCAACTAACTTATCAAGTACAAATCTTTAATGGATCAACTTGGAGCGCAACAACAAACTTGGCGGCTGGTGTAACAAGCTACACTTACAATACATCTGCAATGCCTGAGACTTCAAGTGCTCAAGTAAGGGTAAGAGCATACGACGGTGAGGACTACTCCGCATGGTCTAACTCTCCTAAGTTTTCCATTGTAAAGAACTTGCCACCAAGTAAACCAACTCAAATGGTACCTAACGGTGGTCGAACCGTTGATAGAACTGAGTCGATCCGTTTTACTTGGAAACACAACGATGATGGAGTACAAGCGGGGTTCAGAATTGCTTGGCGGACAGTGAGTTCATCTGGAGAGGCTGGCTCATGGAACTATGTCAACGCATCGGGATACAGGCAGAGTACTAACCAGTATTTTGACTTTGCACCAAACACGTTCCCTGCTGGTAAAATCGAATGGCGAGTCAGCACAATGGATCAAATGTCTCTCACCTCTCCTTGGTCGGACATTCAAATCTTTACTGCTGGTATACCGTCAAACGCCCCTATCATCTTAACGCCAGAGCCTGATGAGATTGTGCCCACTGCAAACATTACAGTTACTTGGTCAAGTATTAACCAGAGACGTTATCAAATTCAGCTTTATGATGGAAACACTCAAGTTTACAACAAGTCGGAGACAACCACAGTAAAGAACGCTCCTATAGATTACAGCTTGGAAAACAACAAAACTTATAGAGTGCGCCTCCGCATTGCTGATACCGAGTTTGATATCTGGAGTGATTGGACAGAGGTTTCTTTCCAGACGAATTTCACCCCGCCAGTCAAACCCGATATATTCGTTGAGACAGATGAAGAGGGTAACATGATTGTTGTCTCATGGACAAACGATCCACCAGCTACCAGCGACCCTATTCACGGGGTTCCTACAAATGGTATCGTACAAAACATTCAATTTGCTCCAAATACAACATACTATCAAAACCAATTTGATCCAGGAGAGATTCGCGTAATTTATGGTACAGACGCTAAGGTTGTTGCACCTTCTGGAATTATCTACTCATTTGACCCAAGAACGGTGCAAGTCAGTACAAGCCTTGAAGGTACATCATCGGGTAGTACCATCGATGAAGCATACCTCATGTTTACAGGTGCTGATACTTCTAGATTCTCTAGCTCTGTTACTGTTGAATCTTTCGATTTTCGTGTTGTAAAGTTTGAAGACAACCAGTGGTTTTATAATGATAACACTCTAATCTGGAAACCATTTGACCTATACAGCGATGATTTTATCATAGGAACCGTCAAAAGGACATCTACGGACATAGAGGGAATTGAGGAGTTAAACATCACAGGAGATATCACAACACCAGTGACAAGCACTGTGGAGCTCTACAGAAGACGTTATAATAGTTCAATAGAAGGAGATTGGACACTTATCTATACGGGTAGTCCTAACTCTTCTTATACGGACTATACCCCTGCATCGGGTGTTACTTACGAGTATTATGTCAGAGCTTGGGGAGATAACCAGTCTTTCTCTGACTCAGAGATTGGAGAGGGAGAGGTTGAGTTCATCCATGCTTTCCTCCATAGAGCGCTAGTCCAAAGTGATTTCACTGTATTTAGACACTCGGATGACCGTTCTGAATCAAGAGGAAGAACAGGAAGGTTCATGAGCTTCTCTGGAAGGGAAAAACCTATATATGAATATGGGTTTAACACTGACAAGGTTGTGAAAGTCTCATGGGATGTGGACACCAATGATGAATACCTCAACACGATTGCTTTTCTTGACAGAAAAGAAACATTTTTGTATAGGGATGGAGTCGGACGGAGGATGTTCTGCATAATTGATGGAAACATCGAGGTAACTGATCAAATTCTATCGGGATGTACTTTTTCAATTAGCTTACGTGAGGTAGACTTCGAGGAGTGATGAACCATGCAGGATATAGCAAGAAATGGTTATACAGAATCAGAAATCAAGAAGATGTTACACGGGGCGTATGGTAATAGAGCTGTACGCTTCCGTTATGATGTAATCAATGCAGATGACCAGAAAAAGGATGAACTCACAAGGGTTGTATCTGGCAGTGTCAGTATGAGCGCTTTCTCAACAATCAAACGAACTGCAAAGTTCACCCTTCAAGATGAAGGCATGGTTGTTAGAGATAAACAGAGACCTGCTATCTGGGATGACTACATTGAGAAAACATGGGATCAATTAGAGGAGGGCATTTAAATGGGTAACGCTACAAGATCGGGCAATTATGGACTATGGGGCTGGGAATCACAAGACAAGCTGTCAGAGACTATCCCTCAGATTAGCTCAAACTTTCAAGCACTAGATGAAATCCTCAGTCGTGCATGGATTGATATCAAATCGTACGGGTATGGAGCAAAAGGTAATTACAACTTGAGTACAGGAAGTGGAACAGATGACGCTCCAGCATTCCAAAAGGCTTTAGACATCGCACAAAACAAAACAAGTAGCGTAACCATATTTGTTCCTGACGGCACTTATAGATTGGGAAGCGAATTGAGGATTTACAGCAACACAGCAATTATCTTGAGCCCGAATGCCACATTAGTAAGAGACCACGCCAAGTATCTCTTATTCAACGGAGTAAGGGCGGCAGACGGTGGCTCCCCTGTTAGTGGATACAACGGAGATGGCAACATTGTTATCAAAGGAGGAACACTCACAGGGCAAGGAAACAAGCAGACAGCCAAAGCCAGTATTGTTCACTTTGGTCACGCTCAAAACATCACCTTTGATAATGTAACTCTCAAGGATTGTTCTAACTCGCATCACATTGAGTTCAACGCTTGTAAGGATGTATACGTTAAAAATTGCAACTTCCTTGGCTGGTTCGGGGATACTGATACATACAATGAAGCGATCCAGTTAGACTTGGCAACTCCAGAGCTAACCACTGTGGCAGGAGGAGACTATACTCCTTGTAAAAATGTGTACATTGATAGTACATACTTTGGTAAGTCATCCACAGCAGGATCAAAACCAATTGGTCGAGGAATCGGGTCTCACTCTGGGGCGATTAATAGATTCCATGAAAACATACATGTAACTAACTGCACTTTTGATAGCACTGTAGAGTGGGCTTGTCGTGCTTATGCTTATAGAGACTTCTTCTTTACAAACAATAATATTATCAACTGTGGTCGTGGTATAAACGTGAGATCGAATATCTCAACAGATGACAAAGACACAATAGACGCTAACACAGGACAACAGACAGGGAAATCTCAAAACATCAATCGCTTTGTCATCTCGAATAACTCGTTTACTGGAACCATGAACAATGGTCGAGCTATTGAGATTTACGGGGAAGCAACTGGCAGAATCTATATGACTACCATCACAGGGAACATCATCAATTTATCATCTTTTTCGGGGTCAAGAAACGAGGTTATTTATCTCAACTATGTCAGATATGCAACTGTCTCAGGAAACAATGTCGGTGGTGCAAATGTAGGTACTTGTATAGGTCTTAATGGAGACACTACGGAAGTATCAATTGCAAACAACATTTGTGCTTTTGGTGATCGAGGTATTGCTGTGTATGGTGCTAACGTTACTATGCAAAATATTAGCATCCTGGGAAATACAATTAGAGGCATGCAAAGAAGTGGCATACACCTCGACAGTATTGACGGTTTCGCCTGCTCTGGAAATACTATCTTTGACTGTAATAAGGCTGGCGGAGATGAAAACCACATTAGGGTTGTTGTCGGTAACAAAAATGGTACAGTCAGCGGAAACCTTTGTACAGTTGCTTGCCCTACGAGTATTTACGTTTCAAATACCAACAGCAGGGTAAACGTAAGCGGGAATGTACTATCTGGAGGACTCACCAATAACTCGTCAGGCGGAGCATCTTCAAATAATATCTAAGGGGGTATGACCATGGCAACACTGGAAGATTACTTTATCTTCACTGAGACAGTTGTTGAAAACAAAATCGACTGGCTTGTTGATAAGATTCAACCTTGGGTCATATTCCAGATGCCAGATGGGGGAGAGATCGAGTTCCCCCTCGGTATCTTCTACCTGAGTACACCAACAAGAAATGACCAAAACGGTAACATCTGTCGAGAGGTCGAAGCATATGACGGCTTAATAGTTCTTGACCAAGATAAATTCCTTGACCGTTACACCATCAAGAAAGGAACCTCTTATGAGAAGGCTGTCAGGGATATCCTTAAAAGTGCTGGCATCACCAAGATCAACATAGAGTTCGCTGGGAACCTTAACCTCACAAACGACAAAGAGTTCGATCTCGGTACAAGCAAGCTGGCGGCTGTCAATGAGCTTTTGGATATGACGAACAATACACCTTTGTGGGTTGACGCTTACGGGTACTACATCACAACTCCTTATCGTCCACCAAGCAGTAAATCATTTGATTACACTTACGATGACAGGGAGCTTTCAATCATCATGGAAGATGTTGAGGAAGAATTCGATATCTATGATGTTGCGAACACATGGGTAATCACAGCAAGCAATCCTGAATCTCCTCCTCTGGTGGCTAAACGAGTTAACAACAGCCCTGACAGTCCGACCTCGACAGTCAACCGAAGACGAACCATTGTTGATTTCAGGGAGATCGAGGATATCAGCTCACAAGCCGCACTCGATGGTATGGCTGATCGTATTGCTTTTGAGGCATCTCAGGTTTATGGAAAAGTCAAGTTTGAAACTCCTATCATGCCATTCCATGAGTATTATGATTCAATCAAGTTTGTTTATACTCCTCTGGGAATTGACGCTGTCTTCTCTGAATCGAATTGGGAGATAACTCTTGAGGCAGGAGCAACAATGAAGCATGAAGCTAGAAGGGTGATAGACATATGATGAATAGTCAAGATTTTGTGAGCATTGTCAATGAGCTTATTGAAAAGAACCAGCCCAAGGGGGCTTACAAGATTGGGAGAATACCTGATAACTATTCTAGCGGTGAGCCAGCCATCATATTTGACGGAGAGAGCTCACCTTCTGGTAAGACTTACAAGAGACTAGGAAGTTACAATCCTGTAGCTGGTGACCGTGTTTTACTCGCAAGGGTGGCAAACACTTATGTGGTGCTTGGTTCAATTAAATAAAGGTGGGTAGCATTATGGATTTAAATACGCTGATGAGTATAGCCAGTAAAGAAACTGTGTTCGCTATACTTTTCGTGATCCTCGGTGCAGTTGTCGTTCAGTGGGTGAAAGCCTTTATCGACCAACAGAGGGAGCACTCTCAAGAGAGAGAGCAGTATATAATGGAGATGCACAAAAAGCAACTCGAAGAGCTCAAAGAACAAGCTATGCACCAGAGGAATGATAATAGAGAATTGCTGGTCGAACAGCGTCAAAGTTTTGATCGAAGGGAAAAGGATTTACTCGAACATCTCAAGCAGAACACCCACCAATTAGAAAACATTTCCGAAACCCTTAAAGATATGAAATCCGACATCGTAGGTCTGGAGGACAATCTACAAACGATCTGGACAGAGCTAGAAAGAAAGGCAGACCGAGAAAGAATAAATTAGGAGGAGATAACATGAAGAAAGTCACGCTTGATGCTGGGCACGGCGGTAAAGACCCTGGAGCAGTTGGCAATGGTCTAAAGGAAAAGGATTTAACCCTTGAGATCGCCAAGCAAACGAAGTCATACCTTGAGAGTAATTACTCTGGTGTAAGTGTTCAGCTCACTCGAAGCACTGACAAGTTTTTAGAGCTTCCTGAACGTGCCGCCATTGCTAACAAGAATAAGTCAGACCTGTTTGTCTCTATCCATATTAACTCAGCAGGTGGCACAAACGGTACAGGCTTTGAAACATTAACTTACAATAAGTTGTCTGCAAAGTCACCAACAAAGAGTGACCAAAAGGTTTTGCACGCTTCAATTCTTAACGAGATCGCCTCCTTTGGGGTGGCAAACCGCAAGGAAAAAGCTGATGACTTATCTGTCTTACGCAACACCAACATGAGTGCTATCCTCACGGAGTCTCTCTTCATTAACAACCCAGCGGATGCCAAGCTCTTAAAAGACAAATCATTTGTCAAGGCTGTCTCAGTAGGGCACGCCAAAGGTATTGCTAAGGTGTTAGGTCTCAAAGCAAAGAAAGCTCCTGAGAGCCCTGTAAAGGCTCCTTCTAAGCCTTCTACTCCAAAGGGCGATACTTACAAGGTACAAAAGGGAGATACGCTGTACGGGATTGCTAGACAGCACGGAATGAGTGTGGATGACCTCAAGAAGCTGAACGGGCTCAAGAGTGACATCATCCGTGTTGGACAAACACTAAAAGTAAAACAATCCAGCGTCACTTACAAGGTAAAGAAAGGTGATACCCTGTATGGGATCGCTAAGGATCACGGCACGACAGTAGCGAACATCAAGAAACTGAACAATCTTAAATCTGATCTGATCAACATTGGAGATACGCTGAGAGTAAAATAAGCTCTCGGCTCCTCATATATTCGTAAGTCCTCCTTACTTGGAGGCTGACCAAAATACGCTAGAAAGGGCGAAAAGGTGATAATAATGAAAAAAGACTGGTGGAAATCCAAGAAGTTAGGTACAGCGTTTGGTGCTCTTGTATTCGTGATCTTGACAGAAGTCCTCGCTATTCCAATTGATGAGCAAACGTTTTGGGCTTTAGTGACAGTCCTCTCCAGTTACATCCTTGGTCAGGGTGCTGTAGATGCTGTGAAGGAGAAAAAGAAAGACGAGCCAGAAGAACCACAAGAGTAAAACTAAAGGGTGCATCCTCATGGGTGCGCCTTTTTTTTTATGTTGCAATTGTGTTACAAAACTGTTAATATACCATTATACATAAGGCGGGGGAAAAATATGCTAAGTTTTTTCTTGCCAAGGTGTCACAAAGGTGTTACTCTGGTAATACCCTATAACAAAGGAGATGAACAATTATGGAATTTAAAAAGGGTAATAGCTTCAAGAAGCTGAAAACGGTCAAGGACTTCCAGACGGGTGAGGTTGAGGAAAACTTCAAAAAGGTAACTGACGAGGCAATCAATCAGTATGCTGAGGAAGTTGAGCAAGCCATTGAGGCAGAAATGGTCAGGATCGCCAGAGAGTACGGCTACGAGGTTCCTGACGAGATGAGTCTTGAAGACACCATGAGACTGCAAGAGGAAATGAGCAAGGATGGCTTTGAGATTGTTCTGGAGCAGGAAACCAAAAACGATCCAGAAAAAGAAAAGTACATCTACTCAGTCACCCTCTCAGTAAAACAGATTCACACAGTAATTGACTTTGATGTTGAGATGGAAGAAGAATAAACCCCGCCTGTGATTCACAGGTGTTTTCACTAGCAAGGATTATGACTCTAGTAATAACTTAAAAAAAAATGATAGAAAAGTATTGACACATGATAGACTAGTATGTTACTATCAAGTAGTACCGAGGTCATACCACGGTAAAACAACTCTCGAAAGGATGATTCATTAATGACTAACGCATGGGGAAACGTAAACTTTGAGGACGACAACAACGGAGGTTCACGCCGAGATACTCCTCCATTCATGGACATCAAACTAGGAGACAACAAGCTAAGAATCTTGGATGCGGCTCCTCACACTTATAGTGAATGGTATGCCGTAAAGGGTAATGGTGGAAAAGGTTGCGGGATTCCAGCTTTCAAAGAAGGCGATCTCTTAGAGCAAGCAAACAGAGACTTCATGGCTGAAAAGTTTAAAGAAGCAGACGCAAAAGGATTGACAGAAGCGAACGGAAAGAAAAAGCAACGGTCTGAGTTCTTGAAAACAGAAGGTTACGCCAAACAGCCATTTGGACGAAGAAAGGATAAAGCTGTAATCCATGTCCTTGACAGATCAGACGGAAAGGTTAAATTGTTGGATCGTACAGGCGGAATCTTCAAGCAAATTCAAGACCTAGCCTTGAACCCTGAGTATGGCGATCCAAGAGAGTACGACATCACCATCACCAAGACAGATGAAAAAGGTAAAGGAAACTTCCAAGATATCAAGTATAAAGTGGTGGCGGCACGGTCAAACACTCCTTTGACAGATGCAGAGAAGGCGGCTTATGAGAGTGCTAAGGTTGATCTTGTTGAGCTTAAAACTCCAAATTATACACCAGAGCAAGCCCTATTAATTGCTAACGGTAAGACATTCTCAGAAGTCCTCGGTAACGGTTCTGAAACTTCACAGAATGTCACAGCAGGTTCAAACCCTGACTACTTGCCACAAGACGAAAAAGACTCACAGGTTGAGCCAGCTCCAGAGGTAAAAGAGGAGAAAGCACCACGCCAAGACGAACAAGCAGACATTGGAGAGGAATTGTCTCACGAGGAAATTGATGCTATGTTCGATGAGGAGTAAGAAACATGAAAGAGGTAGTAAGACTAAGGGAGCACTATAAGAATACCGTTAACGTCTGTCACCTTCAAGATGATGACATTGATAATTGCCTTTGGATGCTCACCAAGTCAGGGCTTACCTACGAGATGATCTACTTTGGGATAAACTATCTAGGGTTTTCTAACATGGAAGCCCTAGAGGAAAGCCCTGAGCAGGTAGGAGCTAACTGGCAATACATCAAAGCATACTTTGATTTAGCGAAAATAAAGAGGGGTCAAGCTCAGAAGGATGGTGTAAGTTATGACCCACAAAACAAACCTCAAAGAAGAGATTCACCGTCATGGTTCAGAGAGGGCATTGATCAGCATTATTTTGAGTGACCCATCTCAGTTAATCTTGACAAAGTCTATGGGTCTGATTCCTGATATGTTTGCTGTAGATGGTCACAAGTTCATCTATATGGCTTTACTCTATCTATATGACAAGCAGGCAGAATTAGACCCAATTGCTATCACAAATGTTTTTACTGACGAGAATGCAAACAAAGCAATTAACGAGATTGGCGGCATTGACTATCTAGAACAGCTGGCAAGAGTTGATGTGGCTCCTAACACGAAGATGCTTGTCGAGCAAATCATCCAAGCTTCCGCTAGACGGGATGTTCGAGCCAAAGCCCTTGAGGTAGCTGAAAGAGCGCTTCACGATCACAGCACGCCATTAGATGAATACCTTTCAGGGGTAGAGACTCAGTTTAGGAATATCGGGCTTGAATACTCGGTGGGTCAGTCAGTTAAGAAACTCGGTGAGGGCATCAAGGAAAGAATGAAGCAACGAGCTAGAGCCCCAAAAGATGTAATAGGTATCAAAACGGGATGGGAACCATTTGACTTAGCCGCAAGGGGTTTAGTTGACGGAGAGCTCACCATCATAGGAGCCAGACCAAAAGTTGGGAAGTCAACGGTATTGCTCAACTGGTCTAAAAAGATATGCCATGATGATGACATACCCGTTTTGTATATCGACACAGAGAATTACTCTCATGAACAAGAAGACAGGCTCCTTTCATTGATATCTGGAGTTGATCATACTGAGATTGAAAACGGTCAGTTCGCAAAGGACACCTTCAATGGAACAGCTAAAGATAAAATGAAAGCTGTGGCGGAAGCATCAAGGATTATCGAAGCAGGAAACTTTTATCATATTTACTTACCATTCTTTACACCTGAGAAGATTGAACACATTGTGAGAGAGTATCAGATCAACCACGGAATTAAACTGGTGTGCTTCGATTACATCAAGCTCCCTTCAAGTGACAGCAAGTTGGGTGACAAAGAGTGGCAACAATTAGGGTACTTGACGAGTAAACTCAAGGACTTAGCAGGAACCACTCAGCTCCCTATCATATCTGCTGTACAGCTTAACAGAAGTGGTAACAGTGACGAAGCCAGCTCAGATAATATCGGTGGATCAGACCGCATTTTACAGCTTGCAAACAGGGTATGTATTTTCAGAAGAACAACACCAGATGAGTTTACAGCAACAGGAGCATCTCATATGTTCAAGATTTCAGATCAACGAACAGGGAAGCCCCTTGATTGGACTCCTGTTAAATCAGACGGTAAGACATGGAGGTTGGAGATGATTGGCTAAAATAGCGACCGACCGCATACTAAAAGCCGTTGACATGAGGGAGCTGATTTATCACTACGGAGGCAAACCAACAGGACGAGGAGAGATACGCTCCTCATGTGTTTGCCACGGTGGAGACAACCCAACTGCAATGGTGAGTAACGAAAAAGATAAGCTCTTCTATTGTCACACTCAAGGGTGCTCTGGTGATGCGTTTGACCTCGTTATGAAAGCTGAGGATTGCACCTTCAAAGAGGCGGCTTACAAGTTGGCTGAACTTTTTGAAGTCTCGGTGGACTGGAGCAATGAAACTATTGAGGAACGTCCTCACTCAGAAGAAGCCAGAAAGTTTATCGAACGCATGATGAGAAAGCAAGACAAGAAGGAACTTCCTACATTCAAAATGCCAAGAATGAAACTAGCAAAGGTCAGCTCATATAGAGGGTATTCACCAGAGACTATCTCACATTGGAAGTTCTTCCTTGCTAAAGATGGAGAACTACAAGACAGGATTATCATTCCTTTTGAAGATGTAGACAATCGCCTCGTTGGTATAACTGGCAGGGCAACCAGAGCAGATCAACCAGAGAAGTTCATGCACCGACCAAGGAACCTACACACAGGGTTTTTCCTCACAGGGCTTGGTCGTAATAAGAAGTTCCTTGAAGAGTACGGCTATACAGTGAAGATCGTTGAGGGTGTCTTCGATTGTGCACGATGGTATGACTCAGGACATAAAAACGTTTGTGCCCCTATTGGTGTCTTCTTCACAGAAGAGCACATTGAGCAACTCTACAAAGCGGGAGTAATTGGGATCGATCTCGGTTTTGATAATGACCCAGCAGGACGCAACGGAATTAGAAGAGCCATCAAACGAGCTAAGTACAAATTTGATATAAACGTTCTAGTATACCCAGAAGGGAAAGACGCTGATGACTGCACCAAAGAAGAACTTGACGAGGTAGACAAAAACAAGTTGCCATACAAAGAGTGGTTAAAACAATTCGGGGAGGAACAAGAATAATGAAAATTGACAAAGAATTATTAGATAGTTTTTCTGAGCCATATAGCGAAGGTGGAAGACAAGAAATAATAAACAATGTGAACTTAGCCAATGAAATGGCTTTAGAGCATCCTATCTTACAAATGCTAAGTCTGATGAATACTCCAGAGGAAAACAACCTTTTGAAAGTAAAGTCAGTTTCTCAGGTGATCGCTCATGCTAACCTTTATTTAAAGTCAGTTGGTGAAACAAACTATATCCATGTAAAAGAGATCAACTCTTTATCTGAGAAGATTGATAATCTAGAGAAGTTCCATGGAAAGTCAATTGACGATATCCTCCAAGAGCATGAAGAGGAAGATGACGATGAGTAAAAGGAACAGTCCTATTAACTTTACACGCTTAGGTGATCATGTCAACATTCAGCACTATGCAAGAGACGTGCTAGGTGAGATGCCAGCCATTTATGAAAACTCATACAAGAACCCCTTATTGTTAGCTTACATGTATTACACAGAGGGATTGTCAACTATTGAGATGGCTAACATGTTGGGCTGTGAACAGCGAACTATCAGGCGGTATATGAACAAGTACGGGCTCAGAAGGTTTACGAAGGATTTCAGCTTACTGGTGATGTACCACGGAGTGGAGGGAGCCTTGAAGATTCAAGACCCTACATTCTATGACATCACTGGAAAATGAGGAGGACGCAATATGTGTAAAGTTTGTTTCGTACAGCTTCATAACCACAGTTGTTACTCGGAAAGGGATGCACACTCCCGCATAGATAAACTAATTGACCGAGCAATTGAGAATAAACAAAAAGCTATCGGGCTCACAGATCATGGAGCCATGCATGGCATTCCTGAGTTCATGAACCTCGCAAAGGAAAAAGGCATCAAGGGGATCGCTGGCTTTGAGGGTTACATGACATTAGGAGATAAGAAAGATAAAACCGAGAAGCATTACCACCAGTTGCTACTCGCTAAGAATGAGACAGGATTCAGAAACCTCATGAAGTTGTCCTCCATAGGATTCATTGATGGGTTTCATGGGAGACCACGCTTTAGCTTTGATGACCTCGTAAAGCACTCTGAGGGGGTTGTAGTAACGAGTTCTTGCTTAGCTGGTGTTATCCCTCAAGCTATCCTTGAAGGCGATGAGAGGAAAGCCAAAGAGCTAATTAGGAAGTTCTCTGAACTAGATGATTTTTACCTTGAAGTACAACCAACTCCAATGAGTGAACAAAAGATGGTTAATGACTTTTTATTCGCTGAGAGTAAGCGTACTGGCGTGCCTCTCTTGGCAACCTGTGACGTACACTATGTTGATCAAGAGGATATGAAAGCTCACCAAGGTATGCTTTGTTTAGCAAGGAAAGCGACGATGGATGACCCTCCAATGTACCCTAGTGAAGAAAGCTACTGGCTCAAAGGTAGTAAACAAGTGTTCATTGATTTTATCTCACAGGGTTACCCAAAAGAGCAGGTTATCGAAGCAATGAACAACACTGGAAAAGTTGCTGACGAGGTTGATTTTGAACTCAAGAAGGATAAAGATTTACTGCCTGTTTTCCCCTTAGAGGGAGACACAACGAGTTTAAAGCAAATACAAGCAATGATTAAGGATGGTCTCAAGAGAAAGATACCAAAGGTCACAACTACTTATGTAGAGCGTGTCAAGTTTGAACTAGGAGTTATTTCTCAAAAGGGTTACATTGACTATTTCCTTATCGTGGCTGATGCTATCAAGTGGTGTAAGGAGCAAGGTATTTTGATCAACTTTGGTCGAGGCTCTGGAGCTGGCTCTCTCGTTGCTTACTTGCTTGACATCACAGAGGTAGACCCTATCAAGCACGGATTGTTCTTTGAGAGATTCCTAGATATCACCAGACAGAAGATGCCCGATATTGATACAGACATCCAGTCAGAGCGCCGCCATGAGTTGTTTACTTACCTTAAAGAGAAGTACGGATATGACCGAGTAGCTCAAGTGACGAACTATACAAGGATGTCTGCAAAGTCAGCCTTTAAGAATGCCTTGATGATTTATGATGTACCCTTTGGCAAAGCTCAAGAGATTACAAACCTGATCCCCAATAAGATGCTCATTGAAGAGGTATATCAAGTGGTTCCAAAACTCGCCAAAATGAGAAAGGAAACAGTTGAAACCAAACAGGGGAAACGCATCCCTCTTGAGGATGTATTCAAGATGGCAGAAGCCTTTGAGGGTGTGATCAGTAATACATCCATCCATGCTGGCGGCATCTTAATTACTCCAGACGAGCTAACCAATCATTTCCCTTTACATGGAACCAAAGAGGAGACGGCTGTCCAGTGGAATAAAGATGATGTCGAGGAAATGGGAGGAGTCAAGTTTGACTTCCTAGGTCTGAAAACATTGTCCATTGTTGGCTCCTGCTTAGAGTCAATCAAGAAGGAAACAGGAAAGGAACTTGACATTTACGAGATCGCCAGACGTGCAGATGACCCAGAAGTATATGAGCGCATCTCTAAGGGTCTTACAAGTAACTCCTTCCAGCTTAACTCAAGTGGAATGCGTGATCTTTGCAAGAAGGTTAAACCTACCGAGTTTAAGCACATTGTCGCTATCAACGCATTGTACCGCCCTCCTGCTTTAGCCTCTGGAGATACTTGGAGGTATGCCAACATCAAGAATGGTCAAGAGGAGGAGCGATACAGTCACCCAGAAGAGAGACAAATAACAGGTGAGACTTACGGGGTTATTACCTACCAAGAACACGTTATGCAACTTGTTCACCATTTTGCTGGCTGGGATTATGGACGAGGCGACAAGCTCCGTAAGATGAGTGCAGAGCAACTTGAGGAGTTACGAATGGAGTTTATAAACGATGCAGAACATCATATGAAACTAACCTCATACGACCCCAAGTTTAAATCACAAATGAATGAACTATGGGATCGAATCGTCCAGTACATGGGTTACGGGTTCAACAAATCCCACGGAGTAGCCTACTCAATGCTTACTTATCTCACAGTTTATCTTGAGCATTACTATCCAGAGCATTACATGTCAGCGATACTAACAAGTAAAATGTCAGATCAGGATGTACTTGCAAAGGTCTTCCAAGACATCAAAAGAGAAAACTTTGAGGTAGTGGCTCCAGATATCAACAAATCAGAATTATCGTTTGTCGCATCTCAGGGTAAAATCGTTTTCCCAATGGGGATGGTCAGCGGTGTTGGTGAAAAAGCTGTAGTCGAACTCCTTAAGCACAGACCTTACACTTCACTAGATGACTTGTTTGATAAAGTCAACAAACAGATCGTAAGCAAACGAGCTATGAAACCATTAGTGTTCGCTGGAGCATTTGACAACCTGCATCCAGAGCTAACAAGAAAAGAGATTTACATCAAGTATTTACAACTCAAGAAAGAGAAAAAAGCAGAGATCGAAGAAGCTCAACAAATGGAATGGAACGAGTCCATTATGGCAGAAAAAGAGAAAGAATTACTAGGTGTTTATGTAACTTATAACCCAATGGATAAGTACCACCTCAAACCTTGGAGTTCATTTGTTGATGGTGGCACAGGAGCTTTCACTGCTGGTCAAATCAACAAGGTCAAAGCATTCAATGACAAGAACGGTAACCGCATGGCTTTCGCTTCCTTGGACACTCAAGAGGGTGTCAGAGAGCTTGTGATCTTTAGTCACATTTACGCTTCAAACAGTGATCTAATCAAGAAAAACAAAAAAGTGATGGCAGAAGGCAAACGAGATGGCGAAAAGCTCATTGTCAATACCATCAAGGAGTTGGACTAATGAGAAACGACTACCCACTTAAGAGGGCATCTTACTCACAATTAAACACCTTCATGAGTTGCCCTCATGAGTTTTACCTCACATACATTGCTGGTCAACGATCTGAGGGTAACAAATACACAGTAGCAGGAAGCAACCTCCATGAGATTTTTGAGGCTCACAGCAGAGCACAACAAAACGGGAAAGAGCTAACAAGGAAAGACCTGCTCACAATGTACAATAAAGCCTTCAAGCAGTATGACAAAAAGATGTTTAACGATAAGGAAGACCTACTCAAGATGTACGAGAAAGGTGTATCAGCCATTGATCATTTCTTAGATACATACTCCCATGAGGAAGCACCATGCTTCATTGAAAGGGAGTTTATAGCTGATATAGGAGAGGGAATCCCACTCATGAAATCGTTTGTTGACCGTATTGATGGAGACAAAGACGATCCCTCTACTTGGATTGTTACAGACTATAAGACAGGTTCAAACCCTAAGAGTAAAAAATATCTTAGTGATGACCTCCAGCTAGGTTTATACATTGCACAAATCCACTCAGAGTTTGGGTCATACCCAAAAGCTGTACAGTTTTATCATCCAGTCATCGACAAATTCCAGACAGCTATACACAAGGGTGACGGAGTTTACAGGTTTACCAATCAGCGTGATCCCGTTGTCGAGTTCTCTGTGTCAGACATCTTAGTGAGAACAAGGCTCGTGGTTGATGAAATAGTCAAAGCTGTAGAGACAAACAACTTCCCTAAAAAGATTGATGCTTTCAAGTGTAAATTCTGTTTCAAGTTTCAGGATGGTTCATGTAAGCCATTCGAGCAAACTGGATGGGGTGCCCTATGAAAAAGCGCAACGGTAAATACAATGCCAGCAAAGTGGAGATTGACGGAATTACTTTTGACAGCAAAGCAGAAGGAGAATTTCACTTATGGCTAAAAGAGATACAACCCTTCTTTCACTTTACTTGTGAGTTACAGCCTGAGTATGTTCTTCTTGGGAAAACTGTAAAGCACGGTCGAACATTTAACCCAATCAAATATAAAGCTGATTTTCTGCTAAGATTCCCTTGCGGAACAACTCTTGTTATAGATGTCAAGGGGATGTTAACTCCAGAGTTTAAACTCAAAGAGAAACTATTTTTCGCTAACTTTGATGAAGAGCTGATATGTGTCTCTAAGAGTAATATTGATGGCGGCTGGATCAGGGAGCCAAACCTCAAACACAATCGCAAGATAAGAAAAGCTATCAAAGAAGGCGATCTCAAGAAGGTTGATAGACTAGGTAAACCATTACCAGACTTTAAAACTGAGTTGGTCGCAAGATTTCTATCAAAAAGTATTGACGAATAGTATGACTAAGGTTATACTAGAGACACACCAAGGAGGATAAACATGAACAGTTTAAGAGAGTTAGAGCAGTTCCGCAAGAGGATTTCTGCAAAGGTTGCACCCATCAAGAGAAACCAAGACGAAGATATGTTCTATTGGGGTGGTTACATCAGGGGGCAAGAATGGTGTGGGTTCCAGCTCCTCAGTCGTTACGCTGATGTAGTTTCATACATCTACAATGTTCCCCACAAGCCAAAACACAGAGCCGCCTCAGTCGTTACTATTGACTGGACAGCCCAAGACAAAGAGGACTTGTACCAAGAAATACTCTTAGAGTTCTTCAAGCTATGCAAGGAGTATGACCCCGATAAGGGAACTTTTGCGGCTCTCATCATTGGGAAGTTACACCGTCGAGTATACAATTCATTCTTTAGTGCAGTGGCAGACGCTAAGATTAACGAGAGAGCACTCCCAGAAGGAGTAGACTTCATTGACGAAGTCAGAGAGATTCTAAACACTGACGAGGATGAACGAGAGATAACACCAGAGATCGCCAACCTCTACAGTGCTTTTAACTCCTTGACGGATTTACAAAAGAATGTTGTCAACCTCATGGTGCTAAAGGGTTGGACTCTCAAGGAATCAGCAGAGGAACTTGGAATGACCAAGCAAGCAACCAGACAGGCAAAGCAACGAGCAATCAAAAATATGAGGGAATACCTCGAAGGGATGGATATCCAATGAGCCAGTTTCCGCATTTAACTCAATGTGATCACCCGCATAGCGAGCTTTATAATTCAGAGGAGATACTAGACCTTGATGCTACTTACACTAGCAAACTTGATTACCAAGTGGACACTCAAGATAAGGACATCGCTGTAAATGTCACACAGTATGGCAACAATCAGGCGTGTTTCATTTTTGGGGAAAAACATATCCCCTTTCTAGAACAACTTCTTAGCGATCTCAAGGAGGTAACAAAATGAGCAGATTTCCACACTTAGAAAAACATGATGGCGGTAACTATCTTTCGAGTATTGTAACTGACAAGTACGATGTTGCCAGTGAAATGCAATATTGTGTATCAAGTGTTGACGAATTAGTGTCTCTTGAGATCGACCAAGATGATGGATTGAGCGGAGTATTTTACCTAGAAAAAGAACACTTACCATTCTTAAAACAACTTGTTAAAGACTTAGAGGAGGCAACAAAGTAATGACAGAAAAGTATAAGCGACACATTCCAGTATTAGATAAAGGTTATGTACGATACAAGGATCACATGGGTAGTGACCTCACAGTAGTAAACGCCGCTAGGGTTTCCTACCACAAAGAGTCCTTAGAGTTAACCGAGGCAGACGCAAGACTAATCAGGTTCCTAGCCAGAGAGGGTCATACCTCACCGTTTAGACATGCTTCGCTACAGCTAGAAATGTATGCACCTCTCATGGTTGCACGTCAGCATTGGAAGTACGTTGTTGGGTCTGACCATACGATGGATGCTTGGAATGAAGGCTCTCGAAGATATGTCAATGATGATGTAGAGTTTTACCTTCCATTGGCTGATGAGTGGCGAAGTGCTCCAGAGAACTCCAAGCAGGGATCAGGGGAGCCACTACCAGAGGAAGACGGGCTTGCATTGACTGAGGCTCTTTATGATCATCAGATTGAATCATTAGAGCTTTACGAGAGAGCACTGGAAAACGGAGTATGCACTGAGCAAGCAAGACTATTCCTGCCAGCTTACGGCTTATACGTTCGCTATTGGTGGACTGGAAGCCTACAAAGTATCTGCCACTTCTTAGCGCAACGACTTGAGGAGGACAGCCAAGTGGAAATCCAAGAGTATGCCAAGGCGGTTCTAATCATTGCAAGAGAGCTTTTCCCTACTGCTGTAGAACAATTTGTGAAAGAAGAAGAATCATGATGAGGTGGCTCAAGGAGTTGCCTCTCTGGTTATACGTCTGGTGGATTCTGAAAAGGCAAGACCTGATTGACAAATATACGAAACTCTAAAGGAGACCAAAACATGATTCTAACTATTGTTATTCTGACCCTGTTGACTATTTTTTATTATAAATCTGAGATCACCTCAGAGACAAAATATGCAACTGAGTACAAGAAAGCAAATTCATGGACTTTTAAGAAGACACCAAAATACTAAGGAGGGCTTACTCATGAGTTGTTACCATTGCAAACATGCAAAAGACTTTAAGGATTTACCCCGTACAGGTGAACAAGTCAGATGTGCCAAGGCAGAAGAAATGTTTGGTGGAGAGCGTTGGGTGGATGTAAGACGATCCGAGAAAACTGGCAAGCTATTAAAACCAAAGTGTGGACAATACGAGAACGCCGCCGAGGAGATTCTGAGTATGAGTAGGTCGCAATCAGCTTCCTTCATCGCTAAGAAGATGCCACTCATCAAATGCACCAACTGCCACGGTAAAGGTAAACTAATTGTCAATGTTGGTGGAACTCGTGAGTATAGCACTTGTGGTAAATGCCACGGTCGTGGAGGATTCGATAAATGATAGTATTGTTGTATGGCTTTATAGTGTCAATTTACTTTGTAGCTTCCATTGCTGGCTTTATTCTTGAGCTGACACTGAAAGAAAGACTAGATGGTGCAAACTTCACCTTGCACCTTGCTGTCTCAACTGCTTTGGTGATATTTATGATCTTTACACTAGGAGGAAGCTAAATGATTTTGTTTACATTGTGGGTTATATTCATTTTCAACATTGTCGCTTGTATCTCATTGGTAATTGATATTGTTCAATCAAGCGGTCGCAACACTGTGGTATCAATCTTTGCTCTGTTTGTCCAAGTAGTAATGACGGTGATTCTATACCACATAGTTATTCACGGCGGTTTTAATTTATGACATTCTTTTTAACTTTCCTAGCGGGGCTTGCAGTGATGGCATTCTTGTTTGTATATATCACACTGCTTGCCTTGGCTGGCAAACTCATAAGCATATTACTAAGTAAAGGGGCGATCCTGTATGACAAATGGCGTTGGGGAAGAAAAGACGATATCAGTTAGAAATAACCTGATTGAAATTTATGGGATGATAAAATGCTCAAAAAGTCTAACACTAGATGAAATCAATATCATTAGCGAAAGGATTTTGAAAGTTACTCATCAAGTTGCTCGCATTCATGACAAACTTGAAGACGCTTGTAACGATGGTTGGGGTCTAGAAGAAACACTGGATAAGATCGCTGATGAGCTTTACATGGATGGTGAGTATGTAGATGAAGTATAACCTCTATAAAATTCACCAATGGAGATGGACAGCATACTCGAAAAAACTAAAAGAAGCCATAGCAAAAGAGTTAGACCTTGGGGAAGTATCTCCTCGGAGGACTTCTTCTGAGCACATCTGTTTATATGGTGCTCCAGTTCTTATGGATTATAATGTTAATACTGGTGAGTTGTCTGTCTGGTGTTCAAGTAAAATAAAGAACGCTAATGGAAGAACCTTTACCATAAAAGAATTAACGGACATTGAGTCATTCTTTCAACAGTGGGTAGCAAACAACCTCAGCAATTTTAAGGAGGACGAATAAAATGTCAATCCCTTTAGACATGTTTTATAAGCAACTGCCAGACATAGCCTTTTACGGTAAAAGACGAAGTGGAAAAGACGAGGCGGCAAACATCATTAAAAACATGGGTTTCCTTACCTATCAGATATCGTTCGGGAAGCACTTGAAACATCACTTCCATGCTACCTTTCCAGATATCCCTATGGAGCCAAAGCCCGTTGAAAAACTGATTGAATACGGTCAAGCTATGCGCCAGATTGATCCCGATGTGTGGATCAAAAAAGCTAAACTTGAGATGGAAAACGTCAGAGCTTTTGATAACCCTAGACGATCTCTTATTAACACTGACTGTCGCCAACAAAACGAGTACGACTTTCTGAAAAGTCAAGGCTTTATCTTTGTGAGAATAGATGCTATTAAGAGTGTTCGTGTTGAGAGAATGCTTGCCTTGGGTGAAACAGTCAAGCCAGAGTATCTAAACAACGAAACAGAGGACACTCTTGACGGGTTTGATTATGACTATGTGATTCAAAACAATGGAAGCCCTGAGAGCTTCGCCAAAGAGATCACCGAGCTGGTGTACTTGATCCAAGGAGGTAAGCTATAATGTGGAAATGGTTAGAAAAGTTGTTTTACAGCCCTGAAAGAGCAGAGCTACATGAAGAACTAAAAAGAACGAATGCTTCTTGGATGGCTGACAGGGAGCTACTAAACGGGGCACGCCTTGAGCTTAAAGTGGCAAGGGATAAAATTGACGAGTTAGATCGTTATATTTATTCTGGCGATCTACAGCGAAAAGAAATGCAGGAGAGAATCGACGAATTAGAAAAAGAGGTTCATCTACTTACAGTTGAACGAAACAGATATAAAACACGCTTACAGAACTTACTCAACCAACTATAGTGCACCCCTTCGAGGGTGTATTTTTTTTTGTCGAAAATAAATAGGTATATTTTTAAAAAAGTTCTTGCACTCTGGACAGGCTTCATCTATACTATGTATTAACAAGGTAATACCACAGCATTACCAACACGAAAGGGGAATGAGAAAGATGGCGAAACATTGGGAAACGATTAGCATTCTGGATGACACTATGGAGGTTGAGGTTCTTGAGGGGTTTCATTTCACAAAAGAATATGCATCTCTTATTGACAGTTACCATACAGCATATAACGGTTTACTAGACGAATTGGGGTTTGATACATGGGAAGATTTTGAGCTACACCATAAAATCGTACTTTTAGGAGCTGGACACTTTGGAGAGGTATACGGCTTGGAGTGCGGTCTTGCTATCAAGTTACTCCATAACGAATATGAGGAAATGCCTGATGGGTACATCCTTAGCAAGCTAGCTGATGCAGAAATGACTCCCAATGTTTACGCCTACTCAGACGAACATGATAGGGGTTTCATGATAGTTGATAGAGTAAGAGGTTTCAATGTGTGCGACGCAAGCAAGCATACTCAAGCAGTGCTAGGGTTCGACCTTGAGAAGAACCTCAAGAGTATTGATCAATTCCTCGAAGTATGCAAGAAAGAGGGAGTCTTACCAACTGATCTCCACCAAGCAAACGTTATGTGCGACTTTGAAGGTAACATGAAGGTTGTTGACGTTGGGTGCTTCGACTATCAGGGGTTCAACGAGGCAGAGGCACAGTATTGCTTCGAGCACTCTAAATGGTGCCTCCTATATCAAGCACACCTGCTGGATCACATCATCAATGGATCACCTATGAAGAATATTCCAGAGGGGTTACCACATCGTTTCTATTACCAAGCGGGTCGAGATAATTCAATAAACGACCTCAATATGCAAGTGGAAAGTTTTCTAAAACAGTTCAGTGACTACCGAGAAGTCCTAAAAGTGGGGGCGAATCAACTATGAAACTTGTTATCAAACAGGGTCAACTATCTGAGAGTGACGAACAATTCCTTCATAGATGGTTCCGTCAAAAGCACCCCCTTGAGTACACCTTCAAGAAGCACGCTCGGTATAGACTCAAGCAACGCAAGATCAGTAGAGAAGCATTTTGGGAGGCATTCACTGGGAGCGTTCAAATTGTCAAGTTCACCATCACAGATAAAGGGGAGCCAAGACTCCTTATGAGATCGACCAAGAAGTTTAAAGGCAAAAGAATAGTTGCCGCATTCAGTCCATCTAAAGGGGTAGTCAATACAGTTTATTACATCAGTGATATCCCTGACCCAAAAGGAAAACCAATTCAGTATAATATTGAGGGTTACATCAAGAAGTACGAGAGGAGAGTCAAACAAAATGAACAGAAGACAAAGAATCCTGCATGAGATTACACTGCTGGAGGAAAAACATGAGTACATGTGCGCTCTCCCAGAGGTCGAATGCCTTAAGAGTTGCGCCATCTCTAAGCAAATCAAAGAGCTAGGGGAGCAACTAAAGAGAAAGAATGATCCAGTTAACCGCCAGAGAATTGATCAGATTGTTCACCATTGCAAGGTCGAAGATCATCCTCACAGAGACCGAGGAGATGACATCATCTTTATGAGATATTGCGGGTTTAACTTGGAGGAGTTTCTGGCTCCAATGTTTAAATGCAAGAAGTCAACTATAAGCTATGAGCAAGAAAAATCTTTTCATAAAAAATTGTTGACTCCCAAGATGGAAAAATGGTACACTTTAAACAAGAAGTCACAAGGAGTTGAATTTTCACTATGAGTCATACTCTGGCAATACTCATAATCTTAGTTGTCGTTGTTAACACCATGTGGTGGGGATCAAGAATCATCGACTCAGTATTTGACAAGATTGAAAACCGAGGAGGAAAAAGAAATGAGCACAATTAGAAAAATCGTATTAACACAAGAGCAAGGTGTAGCTCTCAACATGCTATTAGACCATTCCACACGAAACACCAAAGACCCACGAGATGCAAGAGAGAACTCAGTAGAGATTGTACTTCACGGTCACACAACATGGGCAGACCTTTATAAACCCCTCAACTCCATTCCTTTAAGTGACCTACTGTATATCGTCACTGGTGGAGCTTGGGAGATTCAAAAAACTGTCAAGGGTGTTCTTGAGGAATTTAAAAATGACAGTCGCCTTTCCCAATGGGAGCAAGACGGAGTGGCACTAGCTATCCAAAAACTCAAAGAGGAGGGTCTTATCAAATGAGTAAGCCAATTGAAGCAAGGCTCCAGATTATAGGTACTGACGTTTACGGATACACAATGTTCACAAATGGGTCTGGCAAGTTTATGACCTCAAACATCCCAGCCGAGAAGGTTGACTACTCCAAGGGTTCTATATACTTCACAGGAAAGCTAATGGAGGACGGTCACATTATGGCGGCAACCTTCGAGTCATGGAACGATCAAGTAGAAACTATTGAGGGGGCAAACTAATGGAAGTCAAACCTGTTACACTTAACCTTGAAAAAAGAAATCTACGGAAGATTGTCATTGCACTTAGAGATTCAAACTACACTTGTGGGAGCCGCAAGCTCGTTGACGACATGGCATTTAAGGAGCTAATGGGTATTGCTGATGTGTATACAACAGTCGAAGACCTTATGACTGATGCCTTGAATAATTGCGGTCTAAGTGAAAAAGAAACACTTCAAGATGTATACTACGAACTGCAAGCTAATGGGTTCATCAAAGGAGGAAACTAACATGTTACACTTAAAGCAAAAAGAATTTGAAGATATGGAAAACTTAAGTTACATCTGCAAGGGAAAGCCTCACAAGGATGTCATTCATTTGATCTTACATTCTGGGACAATTTCGAGCCAGTACATGCACCTCAGTAAGTTACACAAGTATGACGTTCTTGGAGCCGTGCTTACTGGTCAGTATAAGCTCATAGCGTCCGCAACAGAGATATACGAAAAACATGCAAGCGAAGCAAGGCAACGAGATTTAGTAGGTGGCACTCCAAACGTGGCATGGTCTCTGTCAAGGTTCTACAGTGACCTAAAAGAAAACGGATTTATCAAGGAGGACAACTAAATGATTAAAATCACGAGATCGCAAGAGAAAGCCTTTGATATACTCCTCCAAGGAGTTTCAGACTTAAAGATCACACTTAAAAATGTAATTCGATATCATGGTTGTTGGGAAAGCACCTATAAGTCCCTCAACGACCTGCCTTTTGAAGACCTTATAACTTTGATTGTCACCAAAGAGTACGAGGTAGTACGAACCATTGAGGATGTCATTGATGATCATCTCGGTGAAGCATCACGGAAGTATCGTGACAATGCAGAGAGAGCTATTTACGATCTAAAGCTAGAACTAAAACAGGAGGGTTTAATCTAATGAAAAAACTTATGATGATTGTTGGTATTACCCTAGTGGTATTATTCACGAGTATCGCAACACCAGCACAAGCCGCATGGGGTGGATGGAGCACATCCGATAAGGGTGTCACTGCAAGGGTTTATGTGGATGCTTACACCTACACAACCAAAGCTACGACGGTTGACTTCAAAGCCGAGAAGAAAGGCTCCAAGAAGTATTACTATAAGGCTGTCATCTATAAGAGTACATCTTCTCAGATCGTACCGACTGCTACCTTCACGGGTTCCTTTACAAGCTCTAGCCCTCTCAAGAAAGCCAAGCTATACGAATTAAGAAAGCATGGATCAGGAGTTTACTTTGTAAGGTTTAAACTCTATAGTAAGTCAAACTATACGGGTCTTGTCGGTTTGTATGACTCACACAACTTTACAATCACGGCAGGTGCCTGATGGTGTAACCCCTTTCGAGGGGTTTTTCAAGTTTTTCTAAAAAGGTATTGACGTTGGTCTTACTATGGTATATACTAAAGTCATACCAAAGGAAACGGAGAGATGAAAGATGACAAACATTAAAGAAGTCACTATCGAGGAAGCCAAAGCAGTTGCAACAGGAGCTATCAAAAAGATCGACCCAATCAACTTGGAGCACATCCTCAACGAGCCAGCAATCGAGTTTCAAATCGAGATGATGGTAAAATACGCAAAACAAGAAAAGTACGACATGGTGGAGTATACTTTAAAGGATATTGAGAAGATCGCCTCCGAGTATAACGCAAGACGTATCACACCAAGTAATGTCCAAGTAGGTGACGGAGTAACAATGCACCTTCACAGTGACGCTCATGCAGGTACAGTCATCAAGGTAACAAAGACAACTGTCACGGTTCAACGAGATCAAGCCACACTCGATCCAGACTTCAAGCCAAACCATGTTGCTGGAGGATTCGCTGGTCATGCTACAAATAACGATGAGCAGACTTACACTTACGAGAGAAACGAAAAGGGAGACACAATCACATTCCGCTGGAGCAAAAAGTTCAACCAATACATGCATACTCAATCTGGTCGCAAACTAAGCAAAGGACGCAAAGAGTTTTACGATTACAACTTTTAAGAGGCTCCCTCAAGGGGGTCTTTTTTTTGTGTATAAAATGTTTGACAAGGATCATACTATAGTATATACTAAAGTCATACCAACTGAAATGGAGTGTTAAGAATGACCATTATGAAACGTTTTGAAATCCGTGACTTTAATGATCCAGAAGTTTGCACAAGTGAAATAAACATTATGAAATTATCGCACTCAACAAGTGAACTCGATGACATCTTTTTGGTTGTCAGGGAAAACCTAGCCATTGATGACAAAAGGTACTATACATCAGTTGAGGAAGCAGAAGACAGCATATACCGTGAATATGAAGAGGATGCATATATCAATGAGGTTGATATAGATGATGTAGGGTATGGAACCTTAGTGATCAACGAGTCCAACAAAGCTGTATTCTACAGATTCAGAACGGGCTACACTTGGTATGTCAAACACCGTAACGGAAATGTTAGACACCCACATGACCCACACACGACAAATTATGAAACCCTTAGCGAAGCTGTCAGGACTGCTAAAGAGACATACGGCTTATAAACTGAACCCCTCCGAGGGTTCTTTTTTTTTGTTCCTGATTGGAATAACGTACAAGTACCACATAGTATACTATATCAAAGACCAGCGCACCCCACACATCAGGAACCACAGAAACCCAGCAGGATCAACCCTTCAAGTCTATCTCTGGTGGTTCTCGATCCTTTAAACTCTTTACTCCGTAAAGACCAGCGAGGTGGCGCACCAAAGGAGGAAATCAAATGATCATTGAGTTGCTTACTTGTTCAGCTTTTGGAGGATTAGCGGCGACAGCATTTCTTAAAAAGAATGCCATTACGAATGACTCTCAAAAGATACACAAGATATTTACCCTGTCAGGCTTAAACGTCAAGGACGGTGACCGTGTTCTCACTCCCCAACTTGTCCGTAAGATTGATCATTCATGGGGAACTGAATACAAGTATCGCCTCCCTCTTGGTCGATCCTTCCAAGATTTTGAACAAAAGCAGAATGTCATCCAAGATGGTTTAAACAACCGTAGGAGCCATTTTAAGCCGTTTGATCTCAAGGGGGTATCATTGGATAGGAACTTCATTAAAAGCCTCAGAGAGGTCACCAGAAAGCGTCTGAGTGCCACTAAGGAGGTTGAGCTATCCTTTGACGGACTTCTTTCTCTCAAGGTATACAATGAGGCACTACCCAAACTTGTGGAATATGGTGATAGTGGAAAAGGTTGGTCAGTTCCAATGGGTATCAACCGAGGTGCTGGCTCAGTGATGCATGACTTTGAGTCAATACCCCATATGGTGATCGGTGGAGCCACTAGGTATGGGAAGTCGAACCTCATTAATGGTATTATAACCAGCTTGACTAGAAATAATCCTGACCATGTTCACTTTCATTTGATTGATCTCAAGGGAGGCATAGAGCTTGGAGCATACGAGAACATGTCTCAGACCTCTTCTGTTGCGTTTGAACCAGAAGAAGCATTAAACACCTTAAGGGGAGCTTATGAAGCAATGAGGGGCATTCAGACATCTCTCAGAGGGTTAGGTAAGAAAAACGTTCAGGAGGCAAACATCAAAGATCGCCACTTTATTATCATTGATGAGGTAGGAGAGCTTAACCCCTCTGAGGCTGTATCTAAAGAGGAGAAGAAAATCAAGGAGGAGTGCCAGAAGTATATGTCTCAGATTGCCCGTCTTGGTGCTGGCTTGGGATTCAGGCAGATTTTAGCCACTCAGTACACCACAGGAGATGTCATTCCCCGACAGTGTAAACAAAATAGTGATGCAAAGGTATGTTTCAGGGTACAAAGTGAGGTAGCCAGCAGGGTCACACTGGACAGCTCTGGAGCCGAGAAGTTACCAGAAGTGAGAGGTCGTGCTCTGTATCAGACAGCAGACAAAAGGCGAACCATTCAAACATACTACATCAAACCTGATCAAATTAAAATCACAATAGATAAACACTATAAGGAAAGGAAGGTTGATCCAATTGAGACTCAGCCAGAGACAAGAAAACATACTGTTATCATTGAAGAAGTTTGACTTTCTCACGAGGGATCACATAAGACACTTGCACCATCTAGGGAGCATCAGGAATAGTAACAAAGTCCTTTTATTACTCAAGCCGTATTTAAACTCTTTTCGTGAGGGTTATGATAGTGTATATTACTTGAGTAAACTTGGAAGGGAATACGTCGGGTGTGACAAGATCAGGAAGAAAAGCTCAAGTGTTAACCACATTTTGGCTCGAAACAGTTTTTATATCCATGCTGGATGTCCTGCTCAGTGGAAGAATGAAGTTAAAATATCTGATGGGGAAGGCACAATAATTATGGATGCTTGGTTTAAGAGCCATAACAATTGGAGTGCTCTGGAGGTTGATCTGACCCAACCCATGAAGGAGAACCGCAAGAAGGCAAAAGCATATGAGGGTTTATACCAACGAGGCAGAGTGTCAAAGCAATTGGGTCACTTTCCAGTTGTGACATTCATTACGACCACAGAGTACAGACGAAAGCAACTTAGGGATGCTTGCAAGAACTTTCCTAGTGTGATTTACACCTTAGAGGACATCAAATAGGAGGTTTTCCAAATGAAAACAGAGGTTATTCCGTTCAGGGAGTTTATGGCTGGAAACAATCGACAGGTGAAACCCAAGAAAGATCGTGGTATGATTAAGAAGACCTTAACGGCGGCGATCCCTTTTGCAGTTGTAACTAAGGGGGCGTTTGCTCAAGAGGTTCAACAAGCAGGGGTCGGCGAGTATGTTGGCAAAAAGTCAATGGAGCTAATTGCTCATGCGTTTGACCCTTTAATTGATCTTCTTGTTGCTCTCTCGTTGCCTGTCTGCTCGGTTATGCTTGTGGGTGCTTGCTTCATGTTTATGTTTAACTCAGAAAGAGCATGGGGCACTATCATGAAAACTGGCTTGAGTTACATTCTCATCCAGATGTCTCCAATATTCTTAACAATTCTCAAGAACGTTGGAACCGCTGTGACAGGATAATTTAAAAAAGTATGTATAAAAGGTCTAACCTTGGTCATACTATATAGTAACAACAAAAGGAGTGATTTTAAATGAAAAAAGTAAAGTCTGTAGCATTTAACGTATCTGACCCAATGGAGCTGGCTCTGTATGAGTACGCTTTGAGTCATAAATATTTTTCAACTTACGTCAAACGTCTTATCCAGCGTGACTTTGAACAAGGTAAGCGACAAGACATGAGTATATACGAGGAAGCAAGCAAGCTGTATCGAGAAACAGAAAAAGAGGGTCTCTAATGAGAACCCTCCTTGTTTTACTTATAAGCCACGCTTGATCAAAAACTCCTCAAAGTCATCCATCTGGTTAGGGAACTTATGAATGTACTCATATTCCTTGTCAGCTTCCTCAAACTGTGGAGGGAAACTATACGGACGTTGACGGGAATCTACAAAGATGTATTTGTCATCCAAAATAGGGTGATCATATGTACCGCCAAAGAACTTGTTAGAGTTTTTAAGACCAATTAGATAAGCCGCATAGACTTCATTAATAGATTCTTCACCTAGGTACAGAGCAGACAGCACATACTCATGTCTTTCCAGTTCAGTATAAACTATACGGAAGTCTCCAGTAACAACTAAAGTGATGATATCATCAATTGTTAAATCGTTGAGGTATTCGAGATCGCCCTCAAAAGAGCCATGCTTGTTAACTGCTTCTGTGATTTTCTTCTGTAAGGGTAGTTCCTCGACGCTTGCCATGAAGGCTCTAAATGCTCTTGCCTGTTTTGATGTAACTTCTAATGCCATAAATTAAATTCCTCCCCCTTTGAGGCTTAACTCTGATCGGATGGACGGTCTTCACAGAGCCAGCCTCGTTGTTTTTTTTGAATAACTAATGATCAACACTTACAATATTACCACAGTCATATCAACTTTGCAAGACCTATTTTATTAATGGGTCTAAAGTCTTACAACTTTTGCGCCTTCTGGTACAAACCTCAGTGGTCTATCTTCTTTCTCGGTCATAACATTGAAGTAAGAACTGATTAGTTCGCCTCTCTCATGGCAATCTGCAATAAGCATACTCAACAGTTCAGCAGTCATGGTTACATCGTTCAAAGCTCTGTGACCATTAACATACTCAAAGCCGTAAAACTCCATGCAGTTTTTTAAGCTGGCTTTCTCGTTGGGGTGAAGCATTTGGAACATTGAGCGAGTACACAAAAAGGGTGTTGCTTCGATTCCATGCTTATGAGCAAAGCCGAGGTCGAAAGATGCAAAGTGAGCTACTATGATATCATCCCCGATGAAGTCTTTCAAGCCCTGCATAGCTATAGCCTCAGATACGCCAAACTTTGTGAGTATGTCCTCAGTAATACCCGTTAGATCAACAATTTTAGGGTCAAGCGTTCTTCCCTCACTGAGTCGTACATACTTGTTGAGCGTACCTAACATGTAGCCATCTGAGCCAAACTTCATGGCTCCAATCTCTGTTACTTGATCCTTCTGAGGGTCAAGACCTGTGGTTTCAAAATCAATAATTGTATACATATTAGTTACCTCCTCGGTTCTTTTTTCTGAGTGGTACAACTTCTTCTATCCTCTCTGCGGAAGTACTAAAACTGCTTTGTTCTGTATAGTCATAAACTTCAAAGGATTTATCACTGCTCTCGACAGCACTAAGGTACTTCAAGTAATCTTCATGGTCAACTACATAGTATTGACCCATAGTATGCTTTAGCACATAAAGATCATGTTTATCCTCTTTTGGCTTCTCTGAAAGGGGAACAATCTCTGTTACATCACTTACTTTTAGCTTTACTCTTGATTGAGTTTGGTAGTCAAATATATTTCTGCATTCACCTTCTACATATGCATCAAGACTCTCCATGATGGTGTCCTTGCCAATTTTGTCAACAGTATAGGTGTTCCAAATCGTCTTGACCAAGTGCAGTTCGCCCCCATGAGGTGCATCCTCATAGTTGATGTTTTGGTTAGATGGTTTATCTTTGAAGAACTGTGGCAACTTGAATAGTGGCTTGACATAAGTTTTCTTGTCGTTCTCCTCTGCAAGCGTGGCGACTATCTCAGGGACTACACTGTCAAGTTCTAATGTCAGGTGACCTGTTTGGATCATGTCGTACATAAGCAGAGACAGCGCATTTACTGTTTGCTCCTCTTGGGCTTCATTGTCGAATATGTGACCAGCTTCAAAGAACATTACATGTAGCAACTCGTGTATGAATGTCTGGTATGCTCTGTCATCATTCATGGTTTCAGCTAAGTAAATCTTTGAATCCTTGTATGATGCACAACCGAATACTTCTTGACCAGCTTTCTGATAGATTTCTTCTTCGCTCATAACCTCAATAGTATACTCAACGTTGCGTACTGTGATGTGTTTCCCGTCTATGCTTTCAAGATACGTCATTGTGTTACCCCTCTCTATGACCTCAGTCATACTAATTTGTGTGGTGAATCTATCAATATACTACCATGATCATAATATGCATGTCAACACCAAAGTGACACTTATTTTTTAGAGTATATATACCAGATGATCAAAGGGTAAACATGCCTCAAAGCATTGACAAATAAGGATTCGTGACCATCTATACCATATGATTGGCGTTTACTTTTGATAACAATACTAATAGATAAACCAAAAAGGAAAAAATATAGTCAAACCAAGAGTACTAATAAGTACTTAACTCTTTTAGTTATCCTTTTAGGTTTTCTAATAGATAAACATAAAGATAATAATTAGTTGTGTAATAGTTTAACTAATAGGTTATCTATTGAGGTGTAACTCAAATGGAATACAAAAAGATACATAAAGTTAAAGATAAGTTTTACCTAGAAGGTTCATCTGAGGAGTTTAACTCCCTTAGAGATGCAATACTCAGAGCAAAAGAAATAAACAGAGCCAGCAAAAAGCAGTCAACCAATGTGCACCACAAATATTGGAGTCACACCCTCCAAGAAGCATTTAGGTCTAATTGGGAGATTGAACTTGCTGAGATGCTAACCGAGCTAGGCATCACTTATGAGTATGAGCCAGAGAGGTTGTACTTTCCAAGTGGTGAATCTTATTTGCCTGATTTTTGGCTCCCTGACTTTGGATGCTGGATAGAGGTGAAAGGATGGCTTGACCCACTGAGCCAGAAGAGGATAAACCTGTACAGGCAACACTATGGTGACCCATTGCTCATGTGGATGAAAGAGGAAAGGGAACTCTGCAAGGAGAACCCCAAAATGTTGCTTAGTTTAATCTTAGGTGCTATCGAAGGAGGATGAGCTAAGTGGAGTTTCTAGCTGGCGTAGCTTTGTTTTATATTCTTTGGTATATAATTCACGAATGTTGACGAGGAGGCTAACTAATGAATAAACTTGAGAAGGCAAAAGAACAAATTGAGGAAATCTTGAAGAATAATGATTTAAGGTTGATCTCTGAGGATGAGTATTGCGGTGTAGTCCTTTTTGACAATAAGACAGGAGAGTTTGAAGATATGGAGTATCACCCTCTAAGCTAGACGGGTGAGTTCAACTAAGGAGGTGCAACATGTTAAGATGTCCAGATTGTCAATCCATTTTAGGTGATATTAAGCAATCTAAAGAGTTTGACGCTATTGGGGAGCTTCTAGTAAAGATCAAATGTGATCGCTGTAAGGGTTATAAAAGTGTTCCCATAATTGAATATAAAGAGCAAAAATAAGGTGTGTAACTGCTCAATCTAAAAGGGTGAAATTTTTAGGTTTATTTCTGGTTTAACCTCAAAAGAAAGAACTTACGAGACAGCCAAAAAGGAAACCTCAAAAGTTGAACTTTATAGTAAAGCAGAGGAAGCAGAACTCAAAAGGAAACCTTTATAATTGTTGGATTATCAAGGGTTTAAGCTAAAAAGGTGCTGGCTCAAAGGGATGATACTGAGAGGGTTAATACTCAAAGGGTTTGACTAAAAGGGTTGGCTAATGAGGATCACCCCCACCCCGATGAGGTCGCTTCCCTTGTTCTGGAGACCTGTTAGAAAATAAGGAGGAATCAAAATGGCTAAACACTGGAAAGACAAAGACTATGCTGAGAAAGAAGAAGTAGAACACATTAGACGCTACATCAGGAAGTCAAAGGAAGACCCAGAGGCGGCAGTCAAAGAGCTGAACGCTATGAAGTATGACAAGGCTAGAATCAAGAAGTATGAACTCATCAAGGATTTACTCAAGGATGTAGACATCATCTGTGGAGCCAGACTCAAGAATGGTCGTATCTGTAGCAAGCCACCTGTGGAGGGTAGAACTAGGTGTGATGCACACGGAGGGTTATCCCCAAGACCTATGTCAGAGGATGCCAAGCAGAGACAGCTTGCTAACCTGCACCCTAAAGCACACTTTGTGTATGGACTATATGGGGGGTTCACTATGAGCGAGCCAGAGGACACCTTCTATGTACAGATGATGAACCACTATATCCCTGAGCTAGACTTAGACCCTATCAATGTGCTGGCTCTAGACAGGGCACTCAGGAACTTCATACTTAACCAACGTAAGGAACATGCTGATGCTGGTGAGGTTATCAATGGTATCCAGTTTGATATAGACTATGACAGTAAGTTCCTCAAGTTCGTGCAGTCTCTTGGTATGGATCGCAAGTTCAACATCTCTAAGGAGCACAAGGACAACGGAGGTAGCTTAAGCATTACTGATTTGTTCAACTCAAAGGATTAACTTCCGAGAACATTCATTATGTAAACTGAGGGGGAATGATGAAGGAACCTGCTC